CATGGCAGCCGGCGTCACGACTGCCACAGCGGTAGGGTTCGCACAGTCCTACGCCGGTCTCTACGGGTGGGCACTGGAACACAAGCTAGCCGGCTGGAAGGCTGAGAGTTTCCCGCTACTGGTGGATGTGTTCATTCTGGTAGGGGAGCTAGGTTTGTTCCTTCTGGCGTTGGATGGTTTCCGACTCCAGGCCAGGAAAGTGCTCTCGTGGACAGATCTCCTGATCCCTGCCGCTGTGGCATCCGCCGGTTGGGGAGTCTCCCTCGTATTCAACATTGGGCACGTAGAGAATGCGTCACGCGGTGACCAGTTCACAGCCGGGATTCCCCCGATCACTGCCATGATCGGTCTCTTTGTTCTGTTCCGTACCATCCACCGATACATGGCAGCCTCAGACCAGAAGGCGAACCAGACCGGTACGGAGCTGGACATCATGGCTCCGGTGTTCGTACCAGCGTCCGAGGTACCGGCACAGAGCCCCGTACCGGCACTGGCACAGCCGGTCGTACCAGCGGTGACCACTCCGGCACCGAGCCCTATACCGGCGGTACAGCCTCCCGTACCAGCACTGGCACAGCTACAGCCTCTCGTGCCGGCTCCGAGCACAGAAGCCGTACCGGCACCCGTACCGACAGCCGTACCGGCTGACGTACCGGCACAGGATCCGGGTACGAACCAGGTACCGGAGCGTGCCAATGGAACGCCGGCCGGTACGTGGCCGGTACACCACGCGGAATGGAATGCCGGTGTGCGTGAATACCTGAAGTCGATCAAGGGTGGTAACCCGTTGGGTCAACGTCCCCTAGCTGAGCGTATGGGGATGCGTAATCGGGTCCTGGCATCCAAGGTCATCCAGTACGTGAAGACGAACCACGAGGAAGCGGAAAGGATTTACGGTGTCGATCACGACAGTGCATCTGCGTCCACCACCTAAGCCGATCGGCAAGGGTGGCACGCGTCCGGGTACCAAAGGTAAGGCCGGTACCCGGAAGCCTAAGACGCCATACCAGGAAATCAGCTCAGGTGCATTCCGGTACCGGGTCCAGCTCATTCCGTTCGGTGTGGCCGCTCTCGTGGCCGCTGTGGCGGTACTGGTGGCACCGTTCCCCGGTGGCACACCGATCCTGGTAGGTACCGCGCTGGCATGTGCCGCTGGACTAGGCCGGTACGCTCGGCAATCCAAACGGCTCAGCACCCTGGTACCGGCACACTGGAAGGTACCAGGGAGTGGCACACCGGTAGCGCACTGGTACGCGGGCATGTGTGCCACGAGTACGGCGCTGTGGCTCGGCTACGCAACCTGGTACGACGTGAAGCCATCCCCGCGTACCATCGCGGTACTGGCACTAGGTACCGCGCTGGTGGCCGCTCCGTTCTGGTACGGCCGGCGCGTCCGAGGTTCCATCCCGGTACGGTGCCACGACCTGGACCGGCGTACCGCTTCAGCTCGGGTACGTGCCAGCGGCACGCTGGTTAAGGGATGGTACGGCTTCACGGGCTCGGCAAAACTCGACAGTGCCAAACTGGTATCCGTGGACCATGACCAGTGGTCCGTGTCCCTTCGGGTCCGGCTGAAGTCCGGCCAGTCTTTCGCTGCGATCAACCCCAGCGCTATCCGGATGATGGAATCCGCGTACCCGGCAAAGGTGCGTCCGGGCTCGGGACGCGTGACCGCTACCGATGATGCTCAGGTTGTCCAGATCAAATTCATACTCTCGGATCCTCACGCGAATCCAGTACCGCCACCGCGTGAAACCCTCTCCGATCGGATCTTGCTCGGACTGTTCGAGACCGGGGATGACATCATCTTTTCGCTGGTCAACACCCTGATCGGAGGTATGACCGGAGCCGGTAAGAGTGGCGTCCTGAACATCCTGATCCGGGCTCTTGCCAAGATTCCGAACGTGGCTCTGATCCTGGTAGACCTGAAGCCGGGAGCCCCTGAATTCACACCATGGCGCAGCGTGGCGCATTCCGTGATCAGCTCCCCGGAAGATCTGAGTGTGGCATTGGATCAGCTCATGCTCGGGATGCACACCCGTGGCGAGATCATGGCTCGGCGTGGCTGGAAGAAATGGCGTCCTACCAGGTCACAGCCTCACGTAGTCGTGATCGTGGACGAGGTCCAAGGGGTCAAGAAAGCCGGCCTAGGCGGGAAGCTGGACACGGCTATCGGGCTGGTTAGGGCGTACGCCATTACGTTCGTGGTGGCCACTCAGTACCCAACCGATGCCAACGTGTCCATGACCGTGAAAGAACAGTGCCCACAGAAGATCGGGCTAGCGGTAGAGGATCAGTACGGGGAGAATGCCGTATTTGGTCCCCGAGCGGCTCGGCAGGGATGGAATATCTCAGAGATCCCTATGGAGGGATATCTCCTGATTCGGTCCCCTCAGTATCGGACACCGGTCCGGGGTCGCTCGTACTTCATGGCAGATGAGGACATCCCCGCTGAAGCGGCTCGGCTCGCTGAACAACGGACTGTGATCTCTGAGGACTGGATGGAACTGGATGCCGGCTCGGGGATGCCCGAAGTGGTAGACGCTGTGGTCATCGAATCGGACCCGGTAGAGACCGTGTTCGGCGTGGTGTGCGGGAAGTCTGCGATCACGGCTCGGGAGGTAGCAGACCGTTCCGGGCTCCCTCTCCGTACGGTGCAACGGCATCTGAAGGTCCTAATTTCGGGCAACCGAATCGTCAAGGATTCCGGCGGATATAGCGAGATGCCTTGACAGCGCCATCGCGCCATGATATCGCGCGCACGTACGCGCCTGCGCGCGTAGGGGTCCGATGTCGGGAATGGCGCGCGATCATGGCGCAACCGGAATCCCCCGACTTAGCGGTCAAGTCGGGGGATTCGGACAGTGCAAATTAAACGCTGTGCAACAGGGTGACCACGAGTACAGCAAACGTCGCCGCGATGACCAGGATCAATACCCCGAGCGCTCCGAGGATTCGCCACGTCAACCTGTCTGCCTCTCGGCTGTGCCACATGGGCTTCTGACTGCTCATTACTTCCCCTTCCTTGTGCTCTGTCCCCATGCCTTGACGGCTTTGTCGGCTCGTCCGTGGACTTCCTTCAGCTCAGACGGTGTGAGAGACCGGCCTAGATCTTTCTCATGATCCTTAGCCATGTCCTCAGCGATCTTGCGCGCGTGCTCGGAATCCTTACGCGGGGATGTCCAACTCATGACTTCCCTTTCCCGGTGTCGGTCTGAATGAAAAAGTTGATTCCGGTACGGGAGCGGAGTCCGTACAGCTCGTCTGCCACGGAACGCCGGCTCGGTGTGATCGGGCACGTTACGTCGATCTCGTCCGGCTCGTCAGCGTTGATCTCGTCCGCGTGCAAGTGCCGGACAGTGATCTCGTACTGGTCGCCATTGCTCATGACCAGGGTCACAGCCGGAACGTCCGCGCTGAAGTCCCCGAGCACATCCGAGATCGTAGGGAGATCGGTCCTACCGTCAACGATCGGACGGTCGTGCCAGTCGTGCATGTGATCGTGGATGGTTTCCGCGATGGACTCGGCAAGGATCTCGTGTTGCGGCTGGAAGCGGTCCCCGCTGGCGTAGACATCCATGATCAGTGCCCTTCTGTGTCGGTCGGTCCCGTGTGCTGGACCGTGATCCGGTACTCACTGCCGTCTTCAAGGGTGAGGACTAGGGTCTGGTCATCACTCGCGATTTCGCTAAGTACCGGCTCGGAACCCATGTCCTGGAAGAATTCCCGGATGGACGCTGCGAGCATGTCTGCGAATCTCACATGCCGCTCAATCTTGTCCACGATCAGTGCCCTTGCTTCAGCGCGGACACGAACAGGAGACCGGCCACGAGTGACCATCCCGCGATCACGGTCCAGATCTTCACTTCCTCAGCGAACCGGTTCAGGGTCCGCTGTGCGGACCGGTACCGGCGTACGGGGTTCGTCATGTTCCACTTCCTTCTCTTGACTACTCCCATTGTCCCCCGAGTGTGACTAGCTGTCAACATCCCTAGCGTGGACTTTGTACCAGGTACCGAGCCGGCCGGAGCCGTACCGCGTGCCGCTGTGGTCCAGGTACCGAGCCGGTACCGCGTACCGGGTACCAACCCCGAGCCGTACCGCGTACCGCTGTGGTTTGGTACCGAGCCCGTACCACCGGAGCCGTACCGCGTACCGCTGTGGTTCGGTGCCGGCTCGGTACGTTCCACCGGACTCCGCTCGGGTACCGGCATCATTTAACGGTATCCATTGACGAGATCCTTAGCCGGATGGTTGCCGAGCAACGTTGCCGAGTTACCTAGCCGGATCAGATCACGTTGCCGATTGACGGTGCCAACCTACTGAACCCCGAGCCGCTCGGTTGCTTGGCAACGTTGCCGAGTTACCAACCTGGACCGAATCACGTAATCCCTTGACGTTGCCGCTTGACGCAAATCGAGCCGAGCCGGTAACCGAGCAACGTTGCCGAGTTACGAACCTGGATCAGATTACGTTGCCAATTGACGGTACCAATCTACGAACCCGAATCTAGTTCGGTAACTGAGCAACGGTGCTGAGTTACCGAGCCGGATTCGATCACGTTGCCGATTGACGGTGCCAACCTACGGAACCGAACCCCGTTCCGTTATCCGGCAACCGAACCTAGATCATTAGTCGGTCCAGCCGGCGTCATTCCGTAATGGCACTAAATAACGGGATCGGATTTGAGATGGAAATCTGGCAACCAATACGGGGTCTGACCTGGGCAAACTCCTAGCAGAGGGAGACCCTAGGGGCTGTGCCACTTCGGGGGTCCAAGCCGTTAGCGGGCAACTGAGAGCCATATAGCGGTATCTCACTCTCGGTATCCATTCCGAGGATGATTTGACGGGATCCCTATCGGGGTGTACTTTCAGGATCAATAACTCCACAGTGGAAGGCAGTCAGATGCCGGAGATCGTTACGTATGACTCTGCCGTTGCCGCTCAGTTCCTCATGATGGGGGATCGGGTAGAGCGCAAAGGACGATTCATGATCGTGAACAACATCCCCGAGCGTGACCACAGCGGCGGCATGGTGAACGTCGCTCTCGTGGATGAGGACACGGGAACCCTGGTTCCCGATCACATCCCCTACGGGGTCATGATCCCTCTCGGGTACCCCCTCCCCGCGTGACCACCGCCCCGAGCCGCTACGGCTCGGGGCTGTCTCATGTCCAGGGTCCGGCTCCCGGAACGGGAGCCGGAACGGGAGCCGGAACGGGAGCCGGCTCGGAAACTCATCTGGATATCTATTGACGGGATGATTTCACAGGGTGTACTGTCTAGGTGAATGACAACTCCACAGTGAGAGGTAACCAGATGTGCGACACCGGAAACCTTACCCCGGAAACTCTCGGAGACATCCAGCGAGTGGAGATCATCTCCGAGAGCGACGCGCGAACCTCGTGGTTCTTCTGTAGCGTATGGTTCGACGGATCCGAGTCCGGACGGGAATTCGCGCCGGATGGCTCGGGGACCGGGAAAACGATCAGTGCGGCTCTGGATGATGCCGTGACAGACGCCATGGATAACCAGGGATAGACCTGAGGACATAGCCCCGAGCCGTAGCGGCTCGGGGCTGTTCCATGTCCAGGCTCGGAAACTCATCTGGATACCTATTGACGGGATGTCATCCTGGCACTAGATTCTAGGTCATGAGCATTAAGGGATTGACGAGCCGGCAACACGCGGCACTGTCCACAGCGGCTACCCGTTGGGACCGCTCTCTATCTGAGATTGATATGCGCGTAGTTGGACCCCTGATAGATCGGGGACTGGTGGACGTTATGCGTAGTGAAGTGTCCTACTACAGCCGGCGTAAGGGATGGTGGGTGACACGCCGCGTGATCACGGACGTAAAGATCAATGAATCCGGAACACGAATCCTGAAAGGGGATTAGTAATCATGGCGCGTACCAAAGAACCATGGTCGGCACATCTGGTAGGGATGGGAGGTACCCGGCTGAATGACTCCGGAGAGGGATACACCGTGATCTTTAGTGTTGTCACGGACCGGGAGCCGGATCGGATGATCTACGTGGACATGTCTCCGGAGAGCGCTCGGAACATGGCAGCGGCTCTGCTGGAAGCTGCCGACCGTACGGAGCGGTACAACGCAAAGAGAACCTGAGGACACAGCCCCGAGCCGCTCCGGCTCGGGGCTGTTCCATGTCTGGACCCTGTTCGGAAACTCATCTGGATTTCTTCCCTGGATGTATTGACGGGATGTCATCCTGGCACTAGGTTAGGAGTTACAAAAGCACAACGGCACGGAGCACCGACACTCGGAAGTCTCGGGTGTACGTGAACCAGACAGACCCGAGCCGATAAACTGAACAGGGGAGATGCACAGTGCAGATGAGTAACCGACTGCCGTCCGTAGGCCGCGTGGAAGCCCGTACTCGGGGGACATGGCGGGATGAGGTACGCGGGGACTACGCATCCGGCAAGTCCGGCTACCGCCGGCGCGTACGCCGGATGGAACGCCGGAACGTCCTTCGGGAGGTGATGGACGAGAGCTAACCCCGGACGAGAGCCCCGAGCCGCTACGGCTCGGGGCTCTCCGGCTTTGAGAGCGTCCCTAGCTAGATCCAATCCCGTACCCATAAGAGAGGTAAGGTTCAGGCGAGTATGAGGCTTACGAGCAAACTGGAAGTCATGGATACGGACACCGGGAGATAGCCCGGAAGTACCTGAACCCCGAGAGCTGAGGACACAGCCCCGAGCCGCTCCGGCTCGGGGCTGTTCCATGTCCGGGCCGTGATCGGAAACTCACCTGGATTACTGCTCGGGATGTATTGACGGCTTGTCATCCTGGCATTAGATTAGGGGACACAACAGCACGTCAACCCCGGATCCCCCAAAGCGAGGTGAGTAAGATGGGACAGAAAGGATGCCCGCATAGTGACAGTGCCGGCGTGTGTCAGAAGTGCGCCGCTCCGAAGTGCCCGTGTTCCGGACCGCACTGTCAAGGCAAGAAAGGGAAGTAAGATCATGACACGTACCGCGCGTTTGCTTCAGCGAGGCAATGAGGGATTTCAGATCGTGGTGGCCGGTGGTCCGGTGTTCCACGGTCGGGAGGATGGCCGGTGGCCGGTCACGTACCGTCCCCGCTACTCCACGGACCCCCGTCCGTTCCTTGGATGGGACTCGGGTTTCCGGTACGCCGGTGGGGAGCTGGAAGCCGTCCCCGGTAACTCGGGGAAGTCGGTGGAGTGGGACCGCGCGGTGTGTCCGGAGTGTGGTAGCTGGCTCCGGCACTGTACGTGTGACGAGTAAGAACCAGCACACCGACACAACGTGAGGAATGCGCCATGAGTAAGGCCAGTGACAACGCCAAGGTAGACGAGCTGAAGGAAGCCGTCCGTAACCGCGATGGTGCCAAAGCGGCGAAGATCGTGGAAGAGATCGGGAACAGTAACCCGAAGGCTGCCCGCGACTTCCTAGCCGGCCGGTGGGGCAAGTAACCTCCCGAGCGCGAGAGCCCCGATCGGATCACGGTCGGGGCTCTCGTCTGTCCAGGCTCCGGCCGGCTCGGAAACCTATCTGGATTCCTTCCCGAGATCTATTGACGGGATGATTTACTGGCACTAGAGTCTAGGACATGAGCAACCGCAAAGAAATCTATTACGCCGGACACATGGTCTTCATTACGCGTAGGTTCCTGAACAAGGAAACCGGCAAGATGCGAGTCCGGGTAAAGATCACTAACTTTGCGCGTACCGAAGTGGTGTGTGACGAGTACCACGATTTTGACGACATGCATACCGGAGACACCGCGTACTCAAAGCAGATCAAGCGATACACGAACCTGGGCATGAGCTAGACCCGGACCTGAAGAGAGGCAGAGATCATGAGTGAAACCGAAGTGACTGTGACCGTGAACCGGCTGGACCTGGAAGCATTCCTTGACGACATGGCCGCGCGCCGGCTCCCGGACATGACCACAGCGGATGGAACGGACCGCGTACTGTTGGCTCTCCGTGAGACATACATAGGGGGCTAGTTCCCGAGCACGAGAGCCCCGATCGGATCACGGTCAGGGCTCTCGTCTGTCCAGGCTCGGAAAATCTATCTGGATTCCTTCCCGAGATCTATTGACGGGATGATTTCCTGGCACTAGATTCAGTATCACAACAGCACGCCGGCACACTGAAGGGGATCAGCTCATGAGCGCACATGCCATCGGAACCATTGGATTCCAAAGCTTGACGAGCCGGCCGGAGATCGTGACCCCTAACCGGTTCACGGTCACCTACCAGGTTTCCGGATCCACCGAGTGGATTCTCACTGAAGGGGAGTACACCACGAACAACCCCGAGAGCCGCGCCAATGAGCACGCTCAGAACCTTCGGACCGTGGGAGCTATCAAGACTCGGGTCAACGCGTTCCATGGTGAAATCGCGCTGTGGTCCCGTGAGGACTACGCGGTCATGCACGAAAGCTGAACCCCGAGCACGAGAACCCCGAGCCGCTGTGGCTCGGGGTTCTCGTCTGTCCAGGCTCCGGCCGGCTCGGGACACGGCTCGGGGCGGGAATCCATCCAGGTTTCCGGGTCCAGGGGTTGACCAGTAGTCACAACTGGTCTACTATCGAGATAGACAACAGCACGCAGGACCTAGCGAGAGGCACAGCATGTCGGAAGTCCGGAACGTCAATGACCAGTTCAATGCCGAGCGCGTAGCGCAGATGGAACGCGTGACCGACCGTCTCGCGTACCTGGAAGGGGAAGTGGCGCTCGGGAACATGCGCAAGCGGGATGACGGTCGATTCGAGGTTCTCGGCAACGGTTGGGACCGTGGCGAGATCTTCGGAGCCAACGGGATGCCGGTATCCGGCCTGGACACCCTATCCAACGGCAAGACGGCCTTCTACTCCAAGGACCTTCCCGCGTGGCACGCACTCGGGACTGTGGTCCCCGGTGGACTCCACACCGCCGCTGAGGTTCTCATGGCCGGTGGACTCGCGTACACCGTTGCACAGAAGCCCGTCACGTTCACGCCTGAAGGTTCCGCGGAACTGATCACGGTTCCCGGGTCGTTCGTGAACTACCGTACCGACAACGGGCAACCGCTCGGGGTAGTCGGGAAGTTGTACACCCCCGTCCAACCCATCCAGGCGTACGGCATGCTGGATGAACTTCTGAACTACGGCATGGTGGCCGAAACCGCCGGATCGTTCAAAGACGGCGCGCGGATGTTCATCACGGCAAAGATGCCTACTCCGGCAGTCATTGACCCGGACGGCATCGCTGACGAGATTGAGCAGTACATAGCGCTGATCAACTCTCACGATGGATCAACCCCGAGCATGGTTCTGGTGACCCCGTGGCGTATCCTCTGCGCGAATACCGCACGATTCGCCATTGCCGGAGCACAGACCAAATGGGCTATCCGGCACACCACAAACGTAGCCTCCCGGATGAGTGAAGCGGCAACGTCGCTCGGACTCACACAGTCCTACTACTCAGCTTTTGCCGCTGAGGAAACCGCGCTGGTTCAGGCGGAATTCAATGGCAAGATGCTGGACAAGCTGATCACTCAGCTTTGGACTCCGGTCAAGGATGAGGACAACAAAACGGCTGCCACAAAGCACGCCAAGCGGCGCGCGATCATCCACGAGATTTGGGGGATGGAATCCGAGCGCGTAGGGAAGAACGCTTTCGCCGCTGAGAATGCCGTTACCGGGTACATCGATCACTACTCGGAACTACGTCCCCGGTCCGCCGCGCTGAAGGGTAACCGTCTCGCGGCTCTCGGGGATGCGGTCATGTCCGAGAGCATGGATGCGATCAAGGACCGGACTCACACGCGGCTCATGACCCTGACGAACCGCTAGCACGATCCGGCCGGACTCCGCTCGGGGTCCGGCCGGTACCGTCCCGGAACAGGGACGGGAGCCCTCTACAGAAAGTAGGTACGGAGATGGGTAAGCATAAGATGTGGGTTCTCAAGACGGGGGACGGTATGGATCCCATCTCGGGGACCGGGGGATCTGCTCTCGTTCACAGTAAGAAAGACCTGGACCGGCGTAAGGCTGAAGCCAAGAAAGCCGGCGTCCGGATTACGGTGGAAGAGTACAAAGGGGAGTGAGAGCGTCCCTAGCGCATGCTCCGGCCGGACCCTGGTTCAGGGGTCCGGCCGGCTCCGTTGTGCGGGCTCTCGGCTGGATGAGAGCCGCTGTGCCGTACCCGCTGTGCCTGCCCGCTGTGGTGACTGGGAGCCGGTATCTTTCAGTGAAAGTTACATGGCAAGTATTCTGGATCAGTTGCGTTAGACATCCCGGCATGGTTAGATAAGGGCATGGCAAACGAAAGAGGTTCAATGATCGAGATCTCGGACCGGTTCAATGGGCGCATGATGGCCATGGCTACCGAAACCGGAGTGCTACAGACCGATCTGATCATCATCGCGGCAAAGGTCCAAGCCACGATCAACGGGGCATCTAACCTCAGCGCTAGTGGGCAAGCTGCACTGAGTGAGGTTCTGTCACTGATCACGGACCGGCGTACCGAGCAAGGATTCTGACATTGATCATGGGGGACCGATTGACAATCGGTCCCCTATCTGATTGGATATCCATATGAGCAACTACGGATCTTGCACATGGTGCGGACACGAGCTAACCCCGAGTGAGGGTCAACCTTCGGACTCCGCTGAGATCATGCTGGAATGTGCGATCTCGGGATCCGAGGAATGTACCGCTGAGTGGTTTACGTGGGAAGCCGTCCTAGGATCCCTCTCCGGCCAGTAGGCACCGAGGTAGAGATCCCGATCGGGAAACCGATCGGGGTCTCTTGCGTTACGGCTATTCGTATGATTAACTGTGTTCAGAAGGTTCACCTAGCAAGGGAGACAACGTGCGGTACTTCGGAGACAACCAGAAGATGGCGCTTAACTCACTCTCCCGAGCGAGTTACCCCGGTGGTGGCTGGAACATGGGGAGCTACAGCCGTACCGCTCGGATCCTGGAATCCCTGTTCACGCGGGGACTGGTGGACAAGGTGACCCCGTCCAACGGTTGGACGGCTGTGATTTACGAGATCAACGGAGCCGGCCGGACCGCGCTGGATGAGATTCAGGAGGAAGCCCAAAGGGACTATGACGAGACCGTACGGGACGCGTGGTACGGACGCTGATCCGAGTGAGAGACCCCGATCGGGAAATCGATCGGGGTCTCTTGCGTTACGGTTATCGGTATGGTTTACTGGTTTCTAGATGGTTCACCTAGTGAGGGAGCGCGAGTGTCTGAAGGCCGGAAAGTCAGCAAAGAGGAACGCCGGCAAGCTATCGGCGGTGTGGTCAACGAGTCCGAGCGCGGACAGTGCGGCTACTGCGGGGACTGGTACGACGTACCGAGCACGGGAGACATGGGAGTCTGCCGAGCGCACGCATGGGCGCACGTCCACAACACCCTGACGAGTGAGGGTTACTGAGCTGAGCAGAGAGCCCCGACCGGTGTCCGGTCGGGGCTCTCGTGTGTTCCGGGCTCGGTTACGGGGTACCGGCCGGCTCTGGATGCGTGCTCGGGGATATGGTCCGGGTCACGGTGTGAGTTGGTCCAGGGACCGCTACCCATTTGGTTACCGTGGGACCGGGGACCGGTGTCGGCTTCACAGCTCGCACTGTGACCCTGGTTCTTGGCAGGGTCACGGTAGGACCGGGAGAGAGCACCATGAGTGTACGGACCGAATCAGAGCCGTCCACCGTTAGTTCAGCGGATGGGGATGCCGAGAGGCTCGGACCAACTAGCCGTACCTCACTCGGGACCCTGAAAACCAGATAGCTACTGATCGCGCATACCGTCACCACAAGTCCGGCCACAGCGGCGTACGCGGCTCGGGGTCTACGTCGTGACGGCTCGGGATCCGTGTCCGGCTCGCCCCCTTGCCACGCTCCGGACTCGTCCCGTGCCAGCATCCCGAAGGCTAGTGTGTCCTCAGGTGGGTTTCCCTTATGTCTGCCAGCGTGCTTGCTCACTAGGCTGCCTCTCGGGGATGGTACTTCCCTTGCTTGATCCCTAGCTGAAGGTTCCCTATGTGGTACCACCCTTCAGTGTTGCCGCACGCATAAACCCTAAGCTTCTCACCGGGGTAGCGGTTCCGGGATGCGTACCTTGCATCTGCCCTGTTTGTGTACACCATTTTCTGGCAGTGATCGCAGAACCCTACCGAGTGACCTTTGAGTGCGTTACTGGTGGACTCCACTCTGTAATGCCGATTCCGAGTGCTGGACATGTCCTCACCTTCCTTTGAGAATGGGAACGTAAAAACGAACAACGGCTCGGGGTCCAGTATGAACCCCGAGCCGTCAGGTTGTGCGGATGAATCAGCTAGCGGCCGGCGCGCTGAACGGATCCCGTTCCTGAGCGGCCTTCCAGTTCTGGTACCAGGTGAGAGCCTTCGTGCGGTCTGCGCTCGGGTTGGGGAGCGCGTTCAGGACCCAAGCAAACTCACCTTTCTTGCTCGGACCCTTGACGAGCCGGACGGGAACCACCTTCCCGATCTTGCTCTGAAGCGAGGACACCACGCCTACTTGCCACTGCCACGCGCCGGAGAATTCCTCCCCGGTCAGCTCGGGGTCCAGCGGGCAGTCGATCACGTAGACATCCGACTTGACAGCCGGCGACGGCTTGCCAGGAACAGAGTTGACGGTCGGGAAGTTGGGGCTGTACTCCAGTGGCATGAACAGGAGGAGTGCGCCTTCCAACCGTCCCATCATGTTCTTGTCAATGAAGCTGGAAGATCCGGGATCCTCAAACGGGTCCGGCTCGGTGCCGTTTGCGGTGGCGGTGTTTTCGGTCATGTCATGCTCCCTTGCTTTGATTGGGCTTTGGTACTGGATGCCGGTTCAGATTTTCCGTATCGGCATGGGATCTCGGCTATCATTGTACTTGAAAAACATGGTCTGAGTCTCTCCGGGCTCCCCTCCCATGTAGGCGCACTCGGGTACCCCGTAGTTGCGATCCGTCACGTCATAGATCGTTGCCGTGACCCCGTTAGAGAATTCCCACACTTCCCCCGTCTTAGGGATCCGGCGTGGGTTCGTCTCGGGGCTAGGGTTGGCATCCGGCACGGTCGGCATAGCTGAGAGGATGCCTTCGGTTACCTCGCGCTCAGCGGCTAGCTGTGCCCGTAGCGCTACCGAAGCGGCAAACCACGCATTTTGAACACCGATGGGGAGGTCTTCCCACGCCGGCTGGAAGTACCCGGTACCGTCCATCACAGCGGCGTATCCAGCGTACGCGGTTTGCGCGTAATCCTCACTCATGCGCTGATCTCCCTTGGTGCTGGCACTTGCGTTTGGATTTGGCGTTGACGTTTGATGCCGAGCCGTTCCAGTTCCTTTGACCACATCCCTAGGTCTGTTGCCTCTCGCCACACTGCCGAGAGATCTTCAGCTCTGGTAGCGGATTCGATAGCCACGCGGAAACGGGTGTCGTTAACCCATGGTTGGATCAGACTCTTCCCTAGTTTCCGCTTTGCTTTGACTTCCAGTGCCATCATAGCACACGCGTAACCCTCGTCAATGTCCACGCGGTACAGGTCGCACTTTCCCGAGCCGACCGGAGCATGCATGATCACAGCCATGTGAGGGTTCACGGCTTCTGGCATCCGTTGCCATGCCGCGTGTTCCTCACTCCACATCCAGTCCGCACGGGCGTAGATAGCCGTCTGGATAGCGAAGGTGAGGCCGCCGAAATCCACGGACGCTCCCGTTTTGAGATCCCCGATCAGGAACACTCCGGCGGACTCATCGAATAGGACCCGGTCCAGGCGTCCGCATACCCCGAGCGCTGTGGAGAGAACTACGCGTTCCATGAGTGCGGGGACCACCTTCAGACCGTTCCGGCTCAGGGTGTCCCGGTACGCGTCCAGATCCCGCATGGTGGCCGGAGATAGCCGAGCCTTAGTTAGATCCTCCCCATGGTCCAGACGTTCCGCGTAGGCGTGCTGAGCGGTCCCCAAGTTGGCACCGATCCGAGCGCCGGCGGCATCCTTGGCTTGCTCCACAATCGCGTTCAGCTCGTCCCGATCCTCACGGACATCCATGGAGTGTGCCAGTGCCGCTAGATCCGGCCGGATGGCGATACCCTTTGCGGTCATCCGCTGAAGCCACAGATTCAGGTGGTACGGGTCATCCATGATTTTCGCGATGGTTGACGCGCGCTGGTAGAGAGCCGGTTTGCCAGTCTCGGGGTTGGGAAGGTCATACCATCCCCATTTACCATGCCGGACCTTCTCTCCAGGCCGGTACACTCCCGGTGTACTGGACCCCGTACCGTTGTCCGGATCCGTGAAGCCATCATCGGTCATGAGCGGTTCCCCTTCAGGCTTTTGATTATGTCCTTTGCGGCTTTCGTGACTTCCTTGTCATGGATGCGCTGTTGCTCCGGACTCATGGCATCGAAATCCAGATGTTCGGAAATCAGCCTGTCCAGCCTCTGGTCTGGAGTCTCACTCATGAACGGTTCCCCTTCTGTTTCGGGCACATCCCGTATTCCCTGTCATACTTGCTTGGACACGTTCCGATCCGTGACCGTACCGAATCTGGACACTCGCACAGGGTACTGGGCTCGGATACGCCGGCGCTCCGTAGAAGGTCCTGAAGACGGCTCTCCACATACTCGGGTGTGAACCGAACACTGATCTCAGATTCGATACGGGCATAGGCATCCGCTAGGATTTGTTCTAGCTTCTCATCATCGGTCACTGATCATCACTATCCCAATACCCGAATCCATATCCTGATCTCGGCTCCCGTACGGGCTCGGTGCAGGATTCGCACTCCCATCCACCTGAGCCGTTAGCCCGGATGGTATCACCTTCACTGATTCCGGAACAGTCCCCGAGATCGCACTCCCCATCGAATCCCGCGATGAACCAGGGGCCGGCTTCGGACTCGCGAGGATCCGTGAACGGGTCCGGCTCCCGGATCACGGTGTTAGCTATGATCTCACTCACGAGAGCCTTCCCGGTAGTGATCGGATCCGTTTCCCCATAGATCCATATGTGAGTCTCGTCCGTGCTCATGCCCGTATCTTCCTTAGTGGTTTGTCCAGTAGTTGCGACACTTGACGGATGCTAATAGCATCCGATAGGGATCCCTGTTTCATACCTTCGGTAATCGTAACTCCCATCATCTGGCCAAAGTTCACCATCTTTTCGGAGGGGTCACGCCTACGCCATGTCGCATTCCGAGCCGTACTGAATTCCAGCTCTGTAGCCTCTTGCTCTATCCATGCCTTACCGGTTTCCAGGTCCACATTACGGTGAGTCCAGCCGTGAACACCTTTGATGATCGGTGCTTTGATCGGACGCCACCCTACGTGATACGACTCCGGCTCGGTTCCAGGCCATACGAAATACACATGATCCTTAGTGGTGACGAACCAGATACCCATATCGGTCTGAAGCCAATTAGCGCGCGACCGGTGGAAGAGATCCACTTCCAGGTATGAGACCGCGTACCCGCGTAGCGCTGGATTCGCCTGATTGCGTTCCCGCGTGGCAGCTTCGGTCAGGGACTCCCCCGGACTCATGGTGAGAACACGCTTGCTCGTCAAGTCCACCAGCGATGCCAACCGGTGTTCCTGACTAGCTCCCACAACATCCAGGACGAGAGCCTGTGTCTTACCGGGGTACGGACGTAGCACTCTCCCCACCATTTGAACGTACAGACCGGAGGAAGTAGTAGGACGCGCTATCACTACACACTGAGCCCGTGGCGCGTCGAAACCTTCAGTGAGTACCGCACAGTTGACGAGTATCTGAATCTTCCCGTCCTGGAAGTCCTTCAGCGTCCGGCGTCTGTCCTCTATCGACTGTGCTCCCCATACCGGAGCGGCATTCAGGCCGGCATCGTTCATAGCTTCAGAGAAAGCCATAGCGGTTTCAACCGTGGGAGTGAAGACGATACCCGGCATGTCCTTTGCGTGCTCTCCGTACGCGTCCGCTACGAATCCGGGAGCATCCGAGGATAGGAGAGCCTCGCTCAGGCTACTGATCTGGTAGTCCCCACCGGACATGGCCACTTCGGACAGTGAGAGCCCGTCCACGGTCACGATCTGTCCTCGGACATCACACAGGTACTCGGGGATCATGTCCAGGATATCGCGCCGGAAAATGACCTCAGGCCACACGTCCCCGAGTGAGGATGAATCCGAGCGAACCATGGTAGCCGTGAAGCCCACGCACTTAGTACCCCGTCCGGGGTTCGTGCATCCGAGCGCTCTAAGGATACGCATATAGCCGTCTGCCGTAGCGTGGTGGCACTCGTCCACAATGACCAGACCGACATCCCGCGTACCTGTGAGTTTGTCCAGCCGAGCCCATTTACTCAGTGTCTGCACGGACGCCACGATAACGTGGACATCTTCGATCTCGTTACGTTCAGCCTTGACCACGCCTACATGAAGACTCGGAGAGACTGCCTCCAATTTGGCTACGGTCTGTGTGATCAGCTCGTCACGGTGTACCAGGATCACTATCAGGGATTCGTGCCGGCGCTCCCACCTGTCTGCCAGATGCGAGAAAATCACGGTCTTACCCGAGCCGGTAGGGAGTACTACGGCTGCCCGTTGTTTGCCCTGGTCAAATGCCTTAAATATCTCGGCTATGCACTCGTCCTGATACGGACGTGGTTTAAGTAGTTGGGTCATGAGTGCATCGATCGGAAAATCAGATAGAGACCTAGTCCAGCTAGGGAGTCCATCATCACAGCGTATGACAGGATGGATATCCATGTCATGATCCGCTTTCGGTCCACGGTGCTCCCTTTGGATCTTCAGATGACAACCAGTCAGTTTCTACTGTACCATACGAGGTATGTACCAGGTACGCACCTACAGACAGTGAGGATCCCGAGTGAGTACGTACGTGAGACACGGATCCGTGCTCCGGCGCTACCGGCTCCGGGCCGGCTTAACCCAGCTCAGGCTAGCTACGGAGACCGGGATCCCTGTGAGCGCGGTCCGACAGTACGAACATGGCCGGTGTATGCCGAGCGCTATCCGTGAGATCGTGCTCATGCTCGCGCTGGACATCCCGCCAATGATCTTGCTTTGGACCCGGTGAAACCGTGAACCGTGATAAGGGGATGATTCCCGCTGGAAATTTCGATGATGATCAGGTTGCCAGTGCGTACGCCTACGTGATGTTGATCATGGCTAACCCGAGCCTCGCGGATGAGGCTCCGGCGCTTCAGGGTGCAAACCTGGTTCCCGCCACGATCCGAGCCCGCGTGTCATTCCAGAACGCGTGCATGCGCTGTGGTGAGGTGTCCCGAGTCGCCTACATCCTGAAGACCCCGAGCGGTCCCCGGTGGCTGGACCTGTGCGCCATGGATGCCCATTACGTACAGCTAGCCGCAAATACTGATCTATCCATGTGGACTAGGGAGCACTAAGTGATACCGCTTACACGTCCCCCGGCGCGTATAGCCGAGCAAGGAACCTTCCCGCTCTCCGGCCTGATCGGGGCTCGGTACACCATCGGACGAGAGGCTATCCAGGACGCAATCCCGGAATTCATGACGCTATCCGATTACTACGCGGTGGACATCGAAACCGCCGGCACGGACGCACGGAAGAAATACGATGTCAAGTGCGTCACCTTCAGTACGGATGACTGGACCCTAGTCCTAGATCCGCGTGATCCGGCACAGTTTCAGGTATGCCGACGGATGCTCAATTCCGGCAAACAACTGGTATTCCACCGGAGCGTATTCGACTTCCCTATCCTGTTTGCTACCGGGCTAGCAGACATCTCGGCTATCGCGAACATATGGGATACCCTTCTGTGGGCTCGTCTCGCCACACCGGGGGAGCACGCTAACCGTGGCCTGAAGAATTCCGCTAACGATCATCTAGGGATGGATCTGAAGGATCCCCTTCCAGCCATGCTGAAAATGCTCGGGATCACGAAATCAGTCTGGTATGAGACTAAGGACCTGGACACGCCGGCATACCGGATCATGGCGGTATCGGACGCCATCCTTACCTCTCGGCTCCGGCCGGTCATCCGTCAAGCGGCGTACCGACAGATCACGGCAAACCACCCTTTCTCGTCCTTCGGGGTCACGGGGGAGGAAGCGTGGCGACTCGTGGACAGAGAGCAGATCATTAACCGCGTGACGCTGGAACGTACGTGTAGAGGGTTCCGGGTCTCCCCCGAATTCCTGGACACCTATCAGGCTAAGACTCGGGAACCCCAAGCTGAGCGCGTGAGGATCCTTACGGCTGAAGGTATCGAACCCGGTAATGGTAGCTCCCTTATGAAGTGGATGAACGCGCGTGATCTGATTCCCGTGGACTACCCGCGTACCGCTAAGACGAAACAGCCTTCCTCAGCGGCGAAGCATCTGGCGTTCCTAGACCACGACATAGCGCGCATATTCAGCACGCACAAGACTTCAGCGCACGATCTCCGCTACATGGAAACCGCTATCGATTCCATGGATGCGGATGGACGCATCCATCCTGAAGCAAACATCCTGGCAGCCGCTACCGGCCGGATGTCCTACTCCGGAGACTGGCCTATCCACCAGATCCCCGAGCCGGCTCGGGGGATGTTGCTAGCGGATGAGGGCTCCCGGCTTACCTCCATTGACTGGGCACAGATCGAATCCGTGCTCATGATGAACATTGCCGGAGAGATCAGCTCCCCATCCAAGGTCCTTCAGCGCTACGAATCCGGAGAGGATCTCTTTACCACGATCTCTAGCCAGATAGGGCAGTCACGGAAGCACACTAAGACAATCGTCTACGGATCCCTGTTCGGAGAAGGGAATCTGAAACTGGCAAATGATCTCGGGTTCATAACCTCGGGTGAGTTGCTCAGTATCCAGACCCTTACCGCTGAAGCCCCCGAGGAATCTCCCCTGAAGTGGGCGGACAGTGCTGCCGAGCATCTAGGCATTACCGGGTACCAGGAAGCCGTGAATATCAAGACGGCTATCTTTGACCAGATGCCGCGTACGCAAATGCTCATGGACAAGCTACGCGGTATCGCCAAGGGACATCGGAAAGTGTTCACGGTCTCCGGTCGGATCCTCCCTATCCCCATGGGGAAATGGCGCGGCGTGTGGGGAGTCCAGACCCATAAGGGGATCAATTACTACGTTCAGGGTGGCGCATACGACATCCTAGCCGAATCCGTGATCAAGCTAGTGGAAGCCGGACTCGGGGACGCAATCCAGATCCTTATGCACGATGAGATTGTGTGTAGCCGGGAAGCGGCACATGACGTGGAACGGATCATGCAAACCCCTCCCGAGCGGCTCGTCATGCTAGCCAAGCGGACTCCAGTCCTCCGTACGGACCGCGCGGACTGTTTCGGAGAGTCCTGGACCATGCCGTGTGAGACATGCGGATCCGAGCCGTTCACGGTCTCCCACCCTGAGGGGAAGTGCTGAGCATGCAATACATGGGCGGAAAAGCCAAGGTAGCTAAAAGACTGGTTACCGCGATACTGAACGATACTCCCGAGCGTGGTGTGTGGTTTGAGCCGTTCGTAGGTGGTGCGAACGTTACCGAACACGCGGCGCAGCACTTCACACGATCTATCGGTGCGGATGCTCATACAGACCTAATCATGATGTGGCAAGCCGTCACGGCTGGATTCAGTCCCCCGGAATACGTGTCTAAGGATCTGTATACGCAACTCAGGAATTCCAGCCCGTCTGCGCTACGCGGATTTGCCGGCTTCGGTGCATCCTTTGGCGGTAAGTGGTTCGGTGGATACTCCGGAGACCACACAGTGAGAGGAAACCCTAAGTACACATCCGGACAGACAACGTACCGCGCGGTAATCAGGCAAGGGGAAGTATTCCGAGCACGTAAAACGGAATTCATACAGGCATCCTTCGGACAGATCACACCACCGGCCGGTACGGTTGTCTACTGTGATCCCCCGTACGCCGGAACCACTAAATACACAACGGGACAGTTTGATTATGAACTGTTCTACAAAACCCTGGTTAAGTGGTCCGAATCCGGATGTGTCGTCTACACATCCGAGTATCAGATACCTAACAGTGTAAACGCTCGGGTGATCTGGTCACGTACAAAATCCATGCCGCTTAGTTCTGAAACAAACACGCGTAGCGTTACCGAGAAACTATTCCGGATTCTTCCGAGTGGAGAGAATGCGTGATGGCTAAGCGTCGGATCCTGGTCACATGCCGGCACTGTACTAAGCACGCTCCCCACGGTGCCTGCCGGCTCTGTACCCGGTGTTACGGCAAGTGGCTGGACAGTGACCGGTCCCGAGCCGGCGACGGCTCCCCCGTAGTCCCTACTCCCCTGGATGGCAACCTGAAACGAATCTCGGATGTCAAGCTGGAAAACATGGCAGTCTACTGGGGTCTAACCAGGATCCTTAACGAGGATCCGGAGCGTGTCCGTATCCGAATCGGTATCAGTGATCGGACTCGGGAACGGTACGAATCAGAACTAAACCGGATAGGATCATCACATCCGGCAATCCCCCGTGCTTGTGAGTGGCTTCAGGTAGAGGTAAGGGTGGCAGCATGATAGGTGAACTGGATTTCTTCGGGGCAATCGTCGGAAGCGTCGCGGATGGGGAAGTTGGATCCAATTCCCGTATCGCTAAAGCGCTGATCCGTGCGGGGTTCGCTGTGCTCATTATTGAGCCTCTCGGCAAGCAGCCACTCTGTATCCTCACCACAGCGCAGAAAAAGAGCGCTGACGTAGCGGCACAGGACGCAGCACGGGAAGCCGGGAATCCCTCGTGGGAACGTAAGCGTCACGCGTGTGGGGTCTACCACGCTCTCACGGATGAGAAGGATCTCACGCGGAAAGTGGTCAAGGACGCGCTAGCCAATGGCGCTAACCTCGCTGTGGCTCCCGGTAAGGGGAGTCGAGAGATCCTGATCGTGGACGTGGACACCGCTGAGGAACGTCGCGCGTTCCTGAAGGACTGGGCAGCCGGGTCACAGACGCTCGTCACCGGAGCCGAGCCGGAGCCGCTCTCCGTACCCATGACCGTGACCAGTCCAGGCACCATGTCCACGACCGTCAACGGAGAGGAAGTGTGGGCGCATAAGGACGGGGGGCACTATTATTTCGGGCTCCCGGACGGGATCACACTCCCGGACCGGACCGGGAAACTCACCTACTGCTCATGCCACGGGTACCGGCAGCCGGCCGGCGGATGCGTGTCCGCATGGGTCGCCTACTGGGGAAGCGGCTACGTCCTGATTCCCCCGAGCGTCCGCAAGGAAGGCGCCTACCGTCTCACCGGGGAGGCTCAGGACGCGCCACGGTGGCTACTGGAGAGGCTCTCGGACTACGCGGTCAACGTCGCATCCGGACCGGGCTCGGGGAGCCTGAGCACGTTCACGGATGACCCTATCGACGCGTGGTCATCCGGGATCACTTGGGAAGAGATCCTTACCGATGACCGCTCGGGACCCATGACCCCGTACGACCATGACTCATGCGGCTGCCCAACCTTCACCCGTGCTAACGGGGCAAGCCATGGGAAGTCGGCTACCGGCCATGAGATCGGGTGCTCACAGTACGACACATCACGCGGGCATGGTCCCATCCACATCTGGACCGATGCTATCGGCGCGTCAACCATGTCAAAGCTGAGTTACGTTGCTCGGTTCTGGTATGAGGACAACATGGGTACCGCTATGCGGGAATTGAATCTGGCAGCCATGCGTGAGGAAACCGAACTAGATGATTTCGGGGATGTGCCGGAGTCGGTAAAAAAAGGCGTGGCCACTACTGAGGTAGTGGCTTTCACTGACTCTGCTCTGTCCCTGGTAGAGGATCCGTTCGCGCCTATTGACTGGTACGTGCTTTCACAGACGGATTTCAGTAATGCGGACATGCTCCCCGGTATGCTTCTGGAACGTGGGCAGCAAATCTCACTGGTAGCTGAAGGCAAGGCCGGCAAATCTCTGGTCATGTTTGAGTGGTGTGTGAAGGCGATTAACGGGGATCCCTTCCTGAACGATGCCCAAACCGAGCCGCTTACCATCCTGTATCTGGATGGGGAGAACAGTCAGAAAGACTTGTGGAGTCGCGCACAGTCTGTAGGGGCAGATGTCCAGATCCTTAACCGGCAACTCAAGTACCTGTCTTTCCCACCGTTCAAACCGCTGGATTCCAATGATGGCGCGCTTCAGGTGATGGCGCTGGTAGACAAGTACGATCCGGACGTGGTCATTATCGACACCGTATCGCGGTTCATCAAAGGCAAGGAAAACGACTCGGACACATGGCTTGCGCTGTACCGCGTACTCCACAAGAGACTCAAAGCGCGGAACATCGCGGGTATCCGCCTGGACCACTTCGGGATGGACACCGAGCGTGGCGCGCGTGGTAGTTCGGCAAAGTCACAGGACATTGATCATGTGTGGGAGCTGATCGTGGGGGAGGAAACCGAGACCCCTGGAACGGACCATGTTCAGCTAGACACCTTCCTCACGCTGAAACGCACCTTCACCCGTACCGGGCTCGGACCGGGTCTGATCCCGATCAAGCGAACCGGCCGGCAAACCCTGGACCGGCGGTCATGGCTACCCGGCTTCACGTCTCACACAATGGCAGACCCTATGGAATTGCCGGATCTCGGTAATTCCGCCACAGCGCGTGAACTTCCGGACCCCGTGATCATGGCGGAGATTACCGCTTATCTAAGCACTCTGAATGAGGGTGTTTCTGGCCGGAGAATTGTGGACCAACTGGAAAAGAACGCGTCCCGAGTACGGCTAGCGATCAAAGAGTTGATCAAGGGTGAGTACATCACGGGGACCCCTCATACCTTGATCATGAACTACCAACCGGCCATCGAAAACTAGTGCGTCCCATGATCACGGACGCGCGTCCCGGACGCACTCAGGGTGGGTGCGTCCCGGTGCGTCCTACCCGAAGGGGACGCACCGAATCGGGACGCACCCCTAACCCCGGTCCGGACGCAAGGTGCGTCCGGGACGCACTCGGACCCGGAACCAGAACCAGACCCCTACCTGACAACGATCAAGACCCGAGCCCCGAGCGGAGAGTGTGAAAGTGAAAGCGTCCTTTGAACACATGGGAACGTTCATCGTTCCAGGTGACCCCGAGCAGGCCGGCAGTAAAAACGGATTCGCTATTCATAGGGGATCCAAAGCAAAAGGCAATAGGGAATTCACGGGACGCGTCGCTGTGGTGGACACGAACGAAAAGAACCTGAAGGGATGGCGAGCCGCTGTGGGGGAAGCGGTCCGGCCGGACGGTCGGCCCGTGCTCCCCGAGCCGCTGAGTGGTCCCCTAGCGGTCTGGTTTCGCTTCTCCATAGTCCGGCCTAGGTCTGTGCCTAAAACTCGCCTGTGGCCGTCTGTGCGGCCGGACACGACCAAGTATGTCCGTGGCACTGAAGACGCTTGTACGGATCACGGGCTGTGGCGTGACGACGCGCTGATCATCTGGCAGTCGGCGAGTAAGGCGTACGTCGGCTCGCATCATCCGGACGGCACTCCGGCCCTGGACATTCCCGGATGCCAGATCGACGTGTATCGGCTCAGCTCCGGTAGTTGACAAATCGTCAACTGCGTACCACAGTGGCTATCAACGGATCCCCAAGGGAAGGTCAAGAGATGCCCAAATCGGACACGGTGCGCATTACGGACGGAACCCCTCAGGTTTACATCCCCGATCACGGATGGGTCCGGTATCCGATCACGGCAGAGAAGCTGATCGCACACGCGCTGGAGAACGGATGGGGAACCGATGACGGTATCCCGGTGCGGCGTGCCGGCTCGGGTGACTTTTTCATCCGGGTACTGGTAGGGCGGGAGCCCGGATTCCTTCCCGGATCCGATCGGGAGACTCATCCAGACGGGGGATGGTGTGAAGGTCACCACTTCCACATCGTGTGGTTTTTCAACCCCGAGACACAGCGGTGGATAGCTAGCAACATCTTCCACCGGTCCACGGGTTTCGACGGGTGGCAATCCCCCGAGTACGTGTCAGCGGCTAGTAAGTGCATAGGTCGTAACCCTGCCAAGATACCTACTCAGTACGCTGAAGCGCGTAACTGATGAACGCACACGCGCGGTGTGCAAAGCAGATACAGAAGCAGGTACAGACTCCACGCCGGCCTAAAGATCCGGATCCCCCAACGAACCCCGTGACCGGTAAACCGATGAAATTCTGATCTCGGATCCCCTACTTTGGTTCACTAGCCGGGTAGGGGATCCGGTTCCATGAGAGGAAGCCCATGCGTGACATATCCCCGGAACAGTTCATGAGAGCAGTCACGGAGATACCCGAGCAAGCCATGTGTTATCACGGCTCGGGTACGGAGCTGTGTCCCCCGGACGAGAACCACACCGAGCCGATATTCATGGTTCAGCTCGTGGGACACGTCGTGTTCACGGACGGTCCGGACGAGCCAGAGAGCCCCGAGCCCGTGAACATCCCGGACGCTCAGGTGATCAACTACCGGGTCATGTTCACGGTGGACCAAATGGCGCAAGTGATAGACGACATCACGGAAGCCTACCGGAACTACCTTACGGCAACTAACCCGCTAGCTGTGCTGATGACCGATCTCGGACTGTTCCCCGAGACTGGTAAGTGACGTGAGAAAGCCGGATGACCTCAGCGTGTCCAGGTCATCCGGCTTTCGCGTGCGTTCATCCGGCAGAGTTAGCGGGTTCAATTTTGACAACGTACGTAGAACCATCCTCCCGAGTCCGGATCTCACGGAACGGGAAAACGTGCTCATTCAGGTACCTACCAAAGGATTCCGAACCGCCTTCCAAAGCGCGCATGGCCGGCGTGGTCTCCAGATCGAAAGCGTCAAGGATCTTGACGAACAGACCGAAAGACGGCTTTCGCTTTCCGTTCCTCAGGTAGGACACGTAGCTAGCCGTCCGGCCTATGCGCTCCCCGAAAGCCTGATTAGTCATGTTCATAAGGCCAGTATGCGCGGTAAGGTGACACCACGTCAACGTAAGGACATAGCATGAGGCACGAACACGGGCTAGCGTCGGGAACCGTTGACACCCTGGACACCCTCTCGGGGCGAGTAGCCAACCTGACGAACCAGGTAACCCAAGCGGTCACGGTGTCCGTGACCACACTCGGGAGACTCTCCGGAGCCTACATGGACCGACATGTGAGAGCGAAAGCGCTAGATGCCGCTGTGGCTCTCGCTAACGGAGATCGTAAGTACGGCATCCAGGCATGGTCACTGGATGAGATTCTACGGCAAGCGGCATGGTTCGAAGAGTACATCCATACGGGAAAGGTGTCACAGACCAATGCCAAGATTTAAGGGTGAGATCGGTATCGGGGACGTGCTCGTCACACGCGAGGGACCATGGTACGTGTCCCTGGCAATCAGGCTCGGGGCTCGGCTCATGGGTAGGCCGGCCTACTGCAATCACGCCATCGTGGTACACCACCTGGACCACAACGGGGTCTGGTGGGGGATAGAGGGACGTCCAGGCGGTGTCGGATGGCGTGACCTTACCGAGCCGCTGAAGTGGGCCATGACCAATGCGAATAACCAGCAACCTAAAACGGAAACTCAGCGGCTCCTTATCGCGACCGCTATGGAATCCATGCTGAATGTTGCCTATGACTGGGGAGGTATCCTCACGGATGCTCAGCGGGCAGTGCATGGGTTCTGGCAGTCGGCAGATGAGTGGAGCTACGGACAGAAGCCTTCAGCCGTAGTCTGCAGCTCGCTAGCGGACTGGGCATACGAGCAAGTCAACATGCCGAATCCGGGAGGGCAAGCAAAGACCCGGCTTACCACGCCCGGAGATTGGGATGCTTTCATGCTATGGGAGGAATGGAAATGACCCCGGACTCCAAGTGGACCACGCGCATTACCAATGCCACCATGATTGCGATATGCGCGGTCATGTTCTCGTTGGCTCTCGGGTGCCTGATCGGTGTGTACGCACTAGCACGGGCAGTGTTCGGATGAGGAAGAACCGAGAGAACCACAACCGCGATATCGTCATGTCGAAAGTTCAGACGGATATCCATGATCTGATCCTGGATTCGGAGATGTCCCTAGCTGAAGCCATCCAGGTACTCAGCACGGTATCCCTAAGCCTCGCATCTCGTATGGTGAGAGCGGAGAGGGACATCCGTAAGGCCCTGGACCTCCCCGAGTCGGAACGCGCTGAAGGACTCCGTAAGGCCCTGGACCTCCCCGAGCCGGCTCCCGAGCCGGATCTGTGGCTAGCCGAAATGGCCCACACAAAGGGTGCTTCAGATACCCAAACGACTAACCGGATCCATATCGTGTCCATAGTCTTTCATGGCTATACGGATCTGTACGGGGGAGATACGTCTAGTGTGGTGTGCACATGCGGGGACACTCTGGTAAACCAGACTACCCACCTGACTATCTCGGATCTGCAGCTAGCCGAGATGAAACACCGGAGAGAATCCTGTGACTAAGATCGGTATCTGGATTCTTAGACGCCTATTCGGCCTACGCTCTCGTACCTTCCATGAGGACATCCGGGCTGAAGCGCGACGCATGTCTGCACTCAGTGATGACGAGTGGGCGCGGCACATGGTCGCATATGGGTACCGCGTACGCGGGTCACAGGGGAACCCAAACCATGACCACTAACGGGAATCCTACAAACGTTGATACTCAGGACTGTACCGGGAACCATTGCCATAGGCCACGTTCCCCACGTCAAGAGGGATCCCGTAATGATGCGGGTATCCCGCTTGCCTGTCACCGGCCTTCGGGATGGGGGACGGCTAACGCATCCCTCATGACCGCTGAAGGGAAATCCTTTGCGTGCAAGCTTCACGGGGGACGTACACCGGGGTCTATCTCGTCTGGCCAAACGGAACGGGCTCGGCAAGCCGTTGCTACCTATGGCGGCCCCGTGGACGTGGAACCGCTTCAGGCTTTGCTAGACGAGGTACACCGATCAGCCGGACATGTGGCGTGGCTCGGGACCGCTATCGCGAACCTGGATTCGGACGAGCTGACGTGGGGTCTAGCTGAAGAGAATGTCCAGCCTGATATCTGGTTGGAAGATGGGCAACGGGTACTGAGTCAGATATCTGAAAAGTATAAAGCCGGCGCGGCTGTGCTTATCCAGATGTATATGGCTGAACGCAAGCAACTCGTCTCAGTATCCAAGGAAGCCATCGCGGCCGGCGCGTCCGAACGTATGGTTTCCTTGTATGAGAATGTGTATGCTGAAGTCGGTAACGAGTTCGTGGACCTGATCGGCAGGGTGCTGGAGAGGCTGGATCTCACTCCGGCACAGCGCGCTGAAGTCCCTAACGCTGTGGTTACCGAGCTGCGGATTCTTACAGAAGGGGAATCATGAAACTGTTCAGGGTCACGCGGACGAAATCCCTAGTCCTCAGCGGGTTTGCCGGTGGTATGGGTCTAGCCGTACTCATGACCGGAGACCCGTACGGACTCGTGGGAGTGTGCGCCGGTATGGGGATGTACTTCACAACGGAACCCGAGCCGGAGCGCTTCAGCGCCACCCTGGAAGAGAGGGAGTGCCCCTCGGGAGGTTCGCTCCCCGAGTACGAACCCCGAGCGGACGAGATGCCTATCCGGAGTCCATTGTCTGTAGGCCGTGTGGTCCCGTGTGGGAACCCTGATAGCCATGACCCGCACTACTCCGGGGACCGGTACCAGCACATGACCCTGTGTTCCGGGAAGGGAACAGACGCGTGACAGAATTTGAGCTGATCAGCCTTGCAGCTATCCGGACACTGGAGATCTTGGATACTTCGGACCTGGAAGCCGGCCACTACCATGAGATCAAACACTCGGGAGGTATGGCGCTGGTTCAGGTCTACACAGCGGACGGGATGCTGATCCCTTTCCCCGGTCCAGGTCCGGCACTGAAGCAAATCCCCGGACTCGTCACGATCCCCAAGTTGAATGCGGACTATTACCCGCTGAAGGTCGTGCTAGTGGGCAACCCAAACTATCCTTATACGAGGGATGGACTCGGATGAGCTACTGGACCTTTGTTACGCATCTGGAAGATATCCAATTCATTAACGCATTCCTGAATGAGCGCGCGTGTCCACGGTGCTGGAATGAAGTAGAGGAAGCGGATATGGGTTTCCTGTGTACCGTATGCGGTACGCATATGTTCAGTGACCCTGGACATGGTCTAAGGGTAAGCGTTCCCCTACCGGTAACCCCGATCCCGAGCCCGCGTGACGTATCCAGGTACGCCGCTGGTGGCATGGTAACCCCGTACACTAGCTATGCGGTCCCCGGTGTGTTCATAGGATTTTCAGCGGCTCCCGAGCTGATTGCCACGCGGGAAGGCGTACGTAACCTCATGGATGCTATCCGAGCCGGTGGTGAGGTAACCATGTCCGCACCCGAGATACGCGCGCTTACGGATGACATGGCGCGGCCAGTCAGAAGGGACGTGACATGAGGATCCCCGAGACTCAGTGCCAGTGCTCAGGGTTCCCTGACTGCCCATGCCTAGCTCAGATGACCGCTGAGGATCTCCGGTGTGACACATGCCGGAGATCCTCAGCGGGATCATCATCCCCGCTTGGGATCCCCTTCAGGGTCCGGACGTGTGGGCGCACTCCCCTGAGCGCGGTGTGATGAACCCGAAGGAAGCCGGACATCACGTTATCCTGGTACCGGGGGAGCTACGGGAGATACGGCACACACCGGATGGCATCCTGGAAACCATCCAAGGGAGATCAGTATGATTCGGAAGTGCGACGGCTCGGACCCTAACCTGAGTATGTACCGGGATCCTGAAGGCCGGCCTACCGTCCGGCGCGTGGACGGGGAGACTGTCATCCCGTGCTCATGTGGACGCACGTTCGATGATGTGAACCAGAGCACCATTTACCCACATCACCGGATCCACTCCCATGTGTGCAAGCTGTGTGGTCTAGCGGTACTCATCCCCGGTACCGGGGAATGGGTCCAGCCGGACATGCCGGACTTCCCGCCGATACCGGAGTGCCAGCACGAATCATGGTAACCTCCCGGACGTGGGAAGCCCACAGAGCCCCGACCGTGAACCGCGCTCCCGGTCGGGGCTCTGTGCTGTAGCGTGACCCCGAGCCCCGTCCGCGATTCCACCACTCGTCCTAGGACGGGGCTCCCTAACGTGCTCGGTAGACTGCCGCAGTGGTGCAGCCACGCCACAGCCCGAGCCCCGTCCGTGAGTCCACCCCGGACGGGGCTCCGGGTACGCTACCGTGGCGCGTATCGGCCGATACTGAATGACGAGAGCCCCCGTACCGGGTTACCGATCGGGGGCTCTCTGCCGTTCCGGGATCCTTCAGGCTGCCATCCTTGCGAGGCTCTGAAGGTGGGCCATGTCGATCATGTAGACGGCTGCCCTGTGATAGCAGCGGACGCCACCCTGACCGGCCTTACATGAGCACTCCCGAACGTTCGTATAGTAGACGCTCGTCACGCTCTCCCCCGTCTTAGCGTCCGTCTTGACGCTCGTCACGCGGTAGGTGTCTCCGGCGTAGTGAGCGATGGCGCGGTCCCGGATCAGCTCAGCGGCCTTACGAACCTGGTAAGGCTTGAAGATCCGGGTGATCTCCAGAGCGATCCGGTTCATCTCGGCGCGGCACGCGCGACCGGCAGGGATCCCGGTCCGAGCGGACTCGCGGAGACTACGCGCTGAGGTAATCACTCGCTGGCACCGGATGCACTTTGTCATTTTGGGGGCTCCCTCTCGCTTGTCTTGTGACTCCAGTATATGGCCCGTGTGACAGTCTGTCTACTGATCTGGATAACCGATCTAAGAAATCATGCAAGCAAAGAACCCCGAGCCGTGATCCGGCTCGGGGCTCTCGGGGATGTCCGTTCAGGATGTGACTTCCGTCAGCATGGCCATGACCACAGACCCCACGTTAGCTCCCAGGACATCCCGCGTACGGAGGTAACCACGCTTCACGTACTCATCCGCTGTGCTGTAAATGCGGACATCCCAGCAATCCCCGGTAGTTTGGCGGTGTGTCTCCACACGGTAGTTAAGCGTGCCCGCCGCGATGATTGCGGATTCTAGTGTGATGTTCTGGCCGGCGGTTCCGTTTGTCTTCATGCCCATAGACTAGTGCCAGGATGACATCCCGTCAATACATATGGATAGCCAACCTAAGAAATCATGCAAGCAAAGAACCCCGAGCCGGATCACGGCTCGGGGCTCTCGGGGATGCCGGCTAGCGGGCATCCCAAGCTGCCACATCCGAGCCACAGCGCGCGGCGAACCAGCGCTCCCCTTCTCCGGTGTTCGTGATCCCGGCATCCGTCATCTCGCCTAGTAGCGCTGTGAAATCCCACGGGCTAAGCGAGGTGAGGTACGCGCGCTGAGTGGCGTTGATCCGGTAGCCGTCCACATGCTTGTCCCATGAACTAACCGCGTACCGGCCGGCGTTCAGGATGTCACTCGTAGCCACGGGGTAGTAACCAGGGTAGTTATTCGAGTTAGTGATGATCTCGATAACCTCACGGTTCACGTTCTGCTTGCCCGCGATGAGAGGGTGCTTACGGAATTGCCGGGTACGGGGTCCAATGTGCATCATCTTACGGAGCGTGTCTGTGAGGTTCTGGCCGGCGGTTCCGTTTGTCTTCATGCCTATAGACTAGTGCCAGAATGACATCCCGTCAATACATCCTGATAACCGATCCAAGAAATCATGCAAGCAAAGAGCCCCGAGCCGTGATCCGGCTCGGGGCTCTCGGGGATGCCGGCTACAGCACAGACGAAGGATCCCCCACCCATGTGCGTACTGTGCTACCGGCGCGGTATGTGCGGCACGGTGAGATGCTGTTGTCATCCCATGTGATCTCTACCAAGTCGGAAAGTCCTACGGGTCGGTCTATGTACCGAACGTTAGTCACGCGGACGAATCCGGGGATACCGCACCGTGTGTCAAGGATATCTCCGGGGATCAGGCTATCGGCGCTAACTTCGGTAATCATTTGGGCTCCCTCTCGCTTGGCTTGTGACTCCAGTATATGGCCCGTGTGATAGTCTGTCTACTGATCTGGATAACCGATCTAAGAAATCATGCAAGCAAAAACCCCGAGCCGGGATCCGGCTCGGGGTTCGCTCGGGGAAGTTCAGACCATGACGTGTGCGGTCTGATCTCCCACGGTCAAGGTGAACCGGGAAGTCTCGGAACTCGGCTCGGAGCCATCCCGGTACGTGACGGTAACGGGATGCTTCACGCCTTCAGAGTCGATCAGCGTGCGGGACAGTGAATCTTGCCGGCTAGGGTCGCATCCCGAGATCACGTCGTAGGCGACACTGGCAAACTCCTTGGCGTAGTCGCCTAGGGTTCCGGCAACCAGGTAGCCGCTGATTGTGAAGGCGTACCGTGTGGGCTCTCCGGGAGTCTCCAGAACGATGCCCATGTCTACTACGGTTACCAGGGTTTCGGCGGTGTGTCCGTTTGTGTTCATACCCGTAGGCTAATGCCTGGATGACATCCCGTCAATACATCCCGGTATCTGATCCAATAAGAAAACCCCGAGCCGCTACGGCTCGGGGTTCGCTCGGGGAGGGATCAGGTTTCGATGCTCAGGACGGGAGCCGCGCCGGCGTACGTGCCCGCGTAGTCGTTGAACAGACCGAGCGCGAGAGCCGGAGAGAGGAACCGGTTATCCGAAGCGGTGTTCCGGAGAGCGTTGAACCGGCGCACGATGTAGGATCCCCTGTCCTGGATCAGGGTAACGGTAGTGATGTCCCCGGTAGCCTTCGCAATTTCCCGCACGTTGTGCCTTCCGTAGTTCCCGCTTGCCTGTGACTCCAGTATATGGCCGGTGTGACATCCCGTCAATACATCTGAATAACCGATCCAAGAAATCATGCAAGCAAAGAACCCCGAGCCGTAGCGGCTCGGGGTTCGCTCGGGGGAGGGATCAGGTTTCGATGCTCAGGACGGGAGCCGCGCCGGCGTAAGCCATGGCGTAATCGTTGTACTCAGCGAGTGCCGTATCCGGGCTCTCGTGGCGAGTCTGTACCGCACTCCCGGTCTGCGAGTTGATCCGGCGCACGATGTAAATCCCCTTGATTTCCAGAAGGGTAACCGAGACGGGGGATACCTTACCCATGACCTTTTCGATGACCCGCACGTTGTGCCTTCCGTAGTTCCCGCTTGCTTGTGGCTTCAGTCTGCCCTAGGGATGCCAGGATGTCAACCCCGATAATGATCCCGCTATCAGATCAGCGCCGGCATGGTGGCGAGCGGCTCGGCATCCGCGTGAACCTCAGCGAGGAAGTTATAGACCCTGAGCGCGGTCACCTTGTCCACGTACCCGTGTTCGCTACCACCGGTACCCGTGATCTCGGTACGCCGGACAAGGAACCGGTTCCGGGTAGCCAGTGCGGGATGAATCTGGATCAGGGTTACCGTGACGCTCTCTCCCACAGCCTGAGCTAGCACGTTGCTCCGTACCGTTCCGACGCTCGTCATTGCCGCACTCCCTACCTTGGATGTGATTCCAGTATCGCATCCGGTTGACAGGTAGTCAACGCATCCCGGTATTTGGCATCCCGGTATTACGTAGTACCGGCCATGCCCGTACGGGTTACTCTGGTACGGACGTAGGGGTCTCTCCGGAGCGAGGGTATCCAGCCGGGTACGGACGTGAGGGTTACCCGGTGTCCGGGCTCGGGGTCTCTCCGGCACGAACGGTACCCATAGGCCGGTGTTTAAGGACCCCGAGCGCGACGGTTACGTCCGGCCTACTCCCACGTTTACGGCTGCCAGGAAGCCGTCCCGCGTGGACACCCCCACGCTTACACCGGTCTCGGTGCCGTAGATAGACACCTGAGTACGGTACTACATACGACAATCTCGGTGATCATGAACGTGGGGATGACCCGGTGTCCAGGCTCGGGGAGCTGATCCGTCCTTATCCTGTAGGCATGTCCCCCGTTGTGAGTCCCGTCCGGGGCATCGCTCAGGCCATGCTGAAGCGATACGAGCCGGAGCCGCTCCCCGAGCGCCGGTGGCCTACTCCCGGTGCTCTCGCTAAGGCTCTGGACCCGAGCACGGTCCAGACGCCGGCGCTGGACCTGATAGACCGTGAACTGGTAGCGCTCATGGATGACCCGGACTCCCCTAACCGGCTCATTATTTCGATGCCACCACAGGAAGGGAAGTCCAGCCGGGTATCCCAACGGTTCCCGGAATGGTTGCTAGATCATAATCCTGATCTGCGTATCGCAATCATTAGCTACTCGGATGACTTGGCTCGGGGTTGGGGAGCCGCTATCAAGATGGATGTCTTGACGCATAACGGGATTGAATCCGCTGTGGATCTGAAGATCACGCTACGCGAGGACTCCAAAGCGGCCGGACGGTGGAACATCCGGGGACACAAGGGATCTGTCTTCTGTGCTGGAATTGGAGGATCCGTTACTGGCAAACCCGTGGACATTTTCATTATCGATGATCCGATCAAGGATCTAGAACAGGCACAATCAAGCATCTACCGGGATCGATTCCGTAAGTTCTGGCAAGCCGTTGCCATCCCCCGACTCGGACCCTCAGCGCGCTGTGTGGTCATCCAAACCCGTTGGCACGAGGATGATGCTGCCGGTTGGCTTCAGGTCAACGAGCCGGACAAATGGCGCGTGATCAACATCCCGGCTCAGGCCGGCGTGGAAGAAACCACCGAGGATGTCCACGGGAGGAAGGTAACCAGATGGGTACCGACTTCCGAGCCCGATCCACTCGGGAGGCAGCCGGGCGAATACATGATCTCTGCCCGTGGCGCTCGGGATTGGGCAGGGATCCGGCGTGACGTTGGCTCCTATGTTTGGTCGGCTCTGTACCAAGGGCGTCCGGCTCCGGCTGCCGGCGGTCTGTTCAAACGCGCCAACCTTCGGTACTGGCAAGTGATGCCGCGTGACATCTCGTGGCACGGTCTGCTGAACGGGATGCGTGTTGATCTCGGTGGACGTGTCGTCATGCTTGATCAGTGCTGGAGATTCCTTACGGTTGACCTAGCGGCAAGCACCAAGACATCCGCTGACTGGACCGTTGCCGGAGCGTTTGCCATATCTCCAGATGGGGATCTCATCCTACTTGACGGCATCCGGGTACGTGTAGAGGAATCCAACCATTGGAATGCCATCCGGCCACTACGTGAAAAGTGGTCTGCAGATGTGGTCTACGTAGAGTCCCGGATGTTCGGTACCACCATGGTTTACGAAGCCGGCCGGTCGGGTGTCCCCATCCAGGAACTGAAAGCGGATACTGACAAACTGACACGCGCGCTCCCGGCTACTGCCCGATCCGAGAATGGACGGCTGTGGCTGCCACCGGTCACGTCCTATCCTGAGGTTCTGACCTGGGTAAATGAGCTGGTATCGTTCCCCAACGCATCTCATGACGATTGTGTTGACGTAATCAGCTATGCTGCCCGTGTAAGTGCTGCGAATTGGTTGTCACAAACTGACACGCAGTCACTTACCCGGAATAGACCCAAGGTTAACAACCGGTCAATTGAAAACGCTTATGAATCCGCTACTGGGTACGCGGGTACGGAATCAAATTACGAAACCATGCAATGGTGAGAAAGGGGAGCGTCTGTGGCAATAACCAGCGCTCCCCGCACAGCTCCCGGATACATGTCGGAACAGCCCGGTGTATTCGGTAACACCGTATTTGATATCCTGGAAACCATCCCGGATCTGGTATGGCCTGGATCGGTTCAAACGTTCGCAAAGATGCGGACTGATCCTCAGCTAGCCGCTGTGTTGAATGCGTACACACTTCCACTCCGGCAAGCATCCAAGCATGTAGACCCGGCTGGATGTAGTGACGAGGTAGTCCAGCTAGTTTCGGATGACCTCGGGATTCCCATCCTAGGATCCGGTGACGAGCCCGGTCCAGCGCGTAGGCGTGGTGTGAATTTCGATGACCATTTCCGGCTCGCTCTCCTGAGTCTCGTATTCGGGCACATGCCGTTCGCTCTCCGATTCGATATCCTCGGATCCCCACAGCGGGCGCGTCTAGCTGAGCTAGGCGAACGTATGCCTAGCACCATTACGCAGATGTTCACTAACGATGATGGCAGCCTGAAGGACATCATCCAATTCGGGAACATGACCCCGATCCCGGCTAGTAATCTGGTCTGGTACGTGCATGAGCGCGAGGGTGCCGCGTGGCAGGGTAAGTCAATGCTCCGGCCGGCGTACGGAGCATGGCTTCTGAAGCACGAGATGTGGCGCGTACTGGCGACTGGTAACCGGCGCTTCAGTATGGGAGTCCCCAACGTAACCGCTCCGGTCGGTGGCACTCCCCAACAGGTAGAGCAAGCGGCCTTGCTCGCATCATCCATGCGCGTAGGGGACCAAGCCGGTATCGGGCTCCCGGACGGTTTCAAGCTGGAACTGACAGGGATCACGGGATCCGTTCCGGACACGTTGGCATTCATCCGGTATCTGGATGGTTGCATGGCGCAAATGGCATTGGCATCTGTGCTTAACCTGGATGCGTCCCCCAACGGGTCACGGGCTCTCGGCGCGACTTTCGTAGATCTGTTGCTCTCATCCCTGAACGGCATTGGTAAGGAACTAGCGGGCACGCTTACCGGGCTAGCCGTCCGGATGACCGATTACAATTTCGGGGAAGATGAACCAGCGCCGCGTATCGTGATCGGGGATGCCGGATCCCGTCCTGAGGTGACATCCCTCACAATTAGTGATCTCATGAAAGTCGGGGCAGTCTCCCCAGATCCGGCGCTGGAAGAATGGGTCCGAGAGCGTTGGAACATGCCGGAACGCGAGGATGACCCCGAGCCCGTACCGGTTCCCGCACTTCCCCCGGACGCCATTGGTACGCCGCCGGCTGTGCCCCCGGTCCCGGATGTTCCCCCGGTCCCCATGCCGGAGCCAGTGAAGGCGTCCCGGAAGCGTACGCGTACCCGAGTAGGTGTCCAGACCGGGATCCGAGCCGCCACGGTTGGACACCGGGATTTGACCATGGTGGAAGCCGTGTCTCAGGTGAACCCCGAGACCATAGATGTTCAGTGGACCTCAGCGCTTACGGCACTGGTGGCAGGGTGGACGGCTATCAGTGCGGCACAGCGCGCGGACATCACGGATCAGATCAAGGCAGCCGTCAAAGCTGATGACATGGAAGCACTCGCGGCTATCACGGTAGATATCGGGGACGGTACCGAGCTACTGACAGACGCCATGCGAGCCATGTCTGAAGATGCCGCTAAGGAAGCCAAGCGGGAAGCCAAAGATCAGGGCGTAACGGTTACCGGTGAAGTGATCGATACCGAGCGGCTCGGATCCATCGCGGCAACTGTAGTAGCCATCATGGGATCAGGGTTTGCCGGCGCGGCTGCCCGTGAAGCGCTACGGGTCTGGAGTCCAGGTAGCAAGGGTTCCGATATCGCGGCACTGGTGGATACCCATCTCGGTAGCCTCTCGGATGCGTACCTGAAGGATCAGCTAGGCCACGCGCTATCGTCGGCTCAGAATGCGGCACGTATGGCGGTAATGAACGCTGGACCTAAAGCGGATTACTACTCATCTGAAATTCTAGATGAGGCTACCTGTGACCCTTGCCGAGGTATGGACGGTACCAAATTCAAGGATGCGGATGCCGCTAGCGAGGCTTACGCATCTGGCGGGTACATCCGGTGTCTAGGTCGAGAACGTTGTCGGGGTATTGTCGTTGCCGTTTACGCGGACGTGACTAAGTGACCACTCCGCTTACGGTGCCCACAGCGCCGGCGCTTTCCAGCATTCAGAATGTCGAGATAGCGCAGACTGGTACCTGGAAGATATCCACCGGAACGGCAACGTTCACCACAGAAGATTTTCACGCCGCTGTGGCCGCGCTGGACTGCCCTGCCATTCGGAGACCCATCCTGAAGCTAGGCCATGTTGATCCCCGCTTTGATGGGGAGCCCGCAGTGGGATGGATTGACAATCTAGCGGTCAACGCCAATGGCGTGACGGTGCTCGGGGATTACGTGGGGATGCCTGGATGGCTCGGACCCGTAATCGCTAGTGCATATCCCGATCGCAGTATGGAAGCGTGTTGGAATTTCAAATGCCAGATCGGGCATACGCATCCATTCGTTATCACTGCCGTTGCACTGCTCGGGGTTAAACCACCTGGAATAGGCACACTGGATAGCCTTCAGGACGTAGCCACTTTGTATGGCGTAGCGGCATCCGTTGACGAGTCCAATAACGGATTCTCATTGATTGTCCACGCAAAGGGAGCCGAACCCATGCCTAATCCAGAGCCGCGTATCATCGCGGCTGGAATCTCCACAGAAGATATCCGGCGCGAGTACTACGAGGAAGCGGCGAGTCCATCCACATGGATCACATGCTTTGAGCTGGACCCGCTTCAGCTCATCGTGATGGATGATGCAAGCGGGGATATCTCCCGGATCCCCATCACGATCAACGGAACCGAATTCACCTTCGGGGACCCCGTTCCGGTAGTGATTCAGTACGTGGATTCTGGCGTGAACCCGCTGAACGCATCCGCTCTCGTCTACGCATCCCGAGCCGAATCCCGACCGGCCACGCGTACCGAACCCGTTCTCACCGAACGGCAGTGGAGTGATGTCAACCCTAACCCCAACCCTGACACGGCTCTCACGCCGGCTCAGGCCATCGCGAAAGTGCACAAAGCGGCATCCCAAGTAGGGACACCGGAAACAGATCAGGGAGGTTCCCCCGTGAACCGAGAGAAGATGCGGGAAGCGTTGGGACTCTCCCCCGACGCTACCGACACTGAAGTCGCAACGGCTTTCGCCGCTTCGCTTCAGACCGCCACCCCGGCGGCCCCCGTGACCCCGAGCCTCACTGAGGTGACGGCATCTACGCGCGTGCCGGACGGCATGATGGTCGTGGACGCGTCCGTGATCTCCAGTCTTCAGGATCAGGCACGCAAGGGAGAGGCTGCCTTTGCCGAGATTCAGAAGAACCGGCGTGACACCGTGATCAGTGCCGCGATCAGTTCCGGCAAGTTCCCGCCGGCGCGTAAGGAACATTACGAGGGGATGTGGGCTGCAGACCCGGTCGGGGCTGAAGCCACGATCAACAATCTCGCGGCCGGACTGGTTCCCGTCAACGCAGCGTCCGGGTACCCCGGTACCGGCTCGGAGACTTTCGAGCAAGACGAGACGTACTACGCGCTTTACCCCGAGATGAGGCCGGCCAATGCCTGATTACACTCCGGTATTCCTTCCGGGACAGATCTACACTACTCAGGCATCCGCCGCGATCACTGGTGGACAGCTGGTGGAAGTCTCGGGATCGGGCACTGTCGCGCCGGCGGCTCTCAACTCTGTCAAGGTCGTTGGCATGGCCGCTCGGGATGCCGCTTCAGGTTCCAAGCTGCCGGTCATCCTTGACAAGGTAGTCCACGAGTCGGTTTCTGCAGGCGGCTCTACTGCCGGGGATTCTCTCGGCTCGGGTGCCGCTGGAACGGTCGCGACTGTGGCCGCTGCGGTTGGTGCGGCTGCAGGTACCCGGATCGGTATCGCTCTCACTACGGCTATCGACGCAGCGGTCATTCGCTGGGTTGCACTCTAAGAAGGGAGTGACTTAACGTGCCGCATACTTATCCCGCTGCGCCGCCTACCATTGCCAGTAATGTACTGACAATCTCGCGGTTCCTGAACAGTCCTCCGACCGTTCAGAGGCAGTTGCGTACCATCGCTCAGCAGCGTTTCATCGCGGATGTTCTGCTCTCGGGACGTTACGAGACCGCCGGCGGAGCCATTCTTTACGAGCAGTCCGAGAGCATCTACACGGACAAGGCTCCGGAAGCCATCGCGGCCGGTGCGGAGTACCCGCGCTCTACTGCGTCCCCCGGTCCCGCCGCTATCGCCGGCGTGGTCAAGTGGGGGCAGGATGTCCCGATCACTGACGAGCATGTCCACCGGTACGGGCGGCGCGCTGTGGACGTGTCTCTCCTGAAGATCGTCAACTTCCTGGTCAAACAGGTTGACGCGGTGGCACTCGCAGTCATCGCGGCTGCCGCTACACAGACTGCTGCCGCCACGGTGGCATGGTCCACGGTCGCTACGGCTGATCCCCTTCTGGACCTCATGAAGGGTGCCGCTGCGATCCGGGCTAACGACATGGGTTTTGACCCTGACGTTGCCGTGATGTCGGATCTCGCCTACGCGTACCTGGTTTCCAACCCGAAGATCATCTCGGGTCTTCAGCGCGAGTCGGATACCAGCGTCACGCGCTCGGGAACCAGCGGAGTCCTCTCCGTTGCCGGCATGAAGATCCTCCCGACGAACAACCTACCGACTGCCGGGAACGTGTTCCTCGTGGACACCACGCAGTGTGGTGGACTGGCGTACGAGCGGCTGGAAAGCCCTGAGTACCAGGGTGATCCGTCGAACGGTGTGGAGTCATGGGTCCGGCGTGACCCTGAAGCCAACGATCAGTGGCTCGTCCGTGGCCGTCGCCCGGTGGTTCCGATCGTTCAGGAACCGCTCTCTCTGTACAAGATCACGGGAGTCTGATCCATGAGTGATCAGGTGGTATGGGCAGCTCTGTCTGTCACGCATCCCGAGACCGGAGAGGATCTCATTGTCAAACGAGATGACTTCCTCCCGGACTGGACCGATAGCTTCACGGCTTTCGCTCTCCGGACCACCGGAGCCACGCGGCATGTCCAGGACGGTCCGGCGCTCCCCGAGCCGGAGCCGGACAACGTTCCGGCCTTCAGCACGGAACAGATCACGCGTCCGAGCACGAGTGACACTGTCGACGTGTGGCGCGCGTACGCGGTCAACCAGGGACTACCCGCTGAGGAAGCCAATAAGGCGACCAAAGCCGATCTCATCTCTCGCTACCGGTCATGAGAACGTGATCCGGTAACTGTTCCCCCGTTCGGTTACCGGATCACTCTCGGAAAGGGAAACACTCATGGCCACACTCGCTAGCACTACTCCCCCGATGATCTCCCGGAATTCTGCCCTAGGTGCCAGCGCCGGTCAACAGGTTGGATACGTTGCCGCTAACGCTGGTGGGGACATGGTCCCGCTGAGCGGTCAAGCTGTTCTGTTCTCTATCAAGACAACGGGCACGGCAGTCACGGCGACCCTGGATAGCGTGGCTCCGAGTAGCTACGGGACCAATGTCGATATCACCATGGTTCTAGCGGCTACCGATGAACAGCACATTCTGATTAAGAACGATGGCCGGATGGATCAGGGCAGCGTCAACGCCGGACTCATGGCTATCACCTACTCCGGTACGCCTACCGGCGCGAGCATCCGAGCAACTATTATTCCGGGGATCTGACATGTCCTTTGATGACCAGATCGACAACACAAAGAATGCTGACCTGAAGCGTCGGATCCGGCTCGCTTCGATCATTGCCGCTATCGACGTGCAAGGGGAAGCCGTAGCGGACATGACTCCGGCGGTCTATGCCAAGCGTGCGGCTCTGGCGAATAAGGTCATCCAGACTGCCGGACTCGGGACTCCCGGTGACGATGTCAATCAGATGTTCACATGGGCAGTCTGCTCTAATGTCGCCATCACTGCCGATAGCCCGGATGGCGACATCCAATTCTCTGTCAACACCGTATGGTCCGACTGTGCCGGCGTAACGGGAACCGACTAATGACAGCTACCTGGACCCCGACACTACTTCAGGTTGCCGCGTGCATCCCGTCGCGTACGGTCAACCAGTCAGATCCGGGTAGCGACCGTCACCTGAATACGTTCACTGTGGACACGGTACCCACAGCGGTACAAGCACAGGTCCGGATAGACAGCGCGGTGGAGAGTGTCATTAATGCCGTGTCCACTCTCCCGACGCTACTGGAATCAGCGGCACACAGTGCGGCTACATGGCGTGCGGCTGCAGATATCGAATTGGTATACCCGGACCGTACCGCCGATATCGACATCTATACGAAACTGAACGAGCGCGCCGAAAAAGAATGGAAACTATTCCTGGAGAAAGCCGAATCAGTAGGCGGTAGTTCGGAAGCCGTCAATCCAGCGTGGTATATGCCCGATCCGGTTTCATGGGGCGATACAGATCTTTAGGAGATTCTGTTATGGGAACTGATACCTATCCGTACATTGCAACCGAGAACATCTACGCGGGTACCGTACTGGCCTACGTCCCCGGCGACCCTGTGCCCGAAGAGAACGCACTCCGGCTCGGCTACGTGGATGCCGGCTCGGTTGTCCCCCGAGCGGAGTACGACCCTGCCGATCCCGTGGCTGAAGGTCAACCGCTGAAGCGTGGTGACATGCCTCCCCATCTGGTCTCTCCCGAGTCCGTGACCGTGCTGACTCCCGAGTCCGCTCCGGCTACTACGGTCACTGTCGAGCCCGCTAAGACGGCTACCAAGTCTGCCACTAAGGCGAGTACCTGAGATGGATAAGGACACGATGCTGAAAATCCCAACCCTGGGTGATCGTGTGAAGTACGTGGGGAAGCTAGGCGCGAGTTCCCCGCGTGTTGCTTTCGTCACAAGCTCGTATCTGGATGTCCAGCCGGGTACGGATCTGATTCCGCTCAGTTCCCCCATGCACGTTTACCTTTGGGTGTTCACTCCCCGAAGTGTGGGATTCCCCGAGAGCGATGTCCCGTACGATCCCGAAGGTGCTCCGGGTACCTGGTCATGGTTTTCGGATAAGGACTGATCATGGCGCACAGAGATGATGCCCTAGCGGCACAACCACAGACGGCATCCGTTCAGGTTCAACTCGTGGATATGGAACCTGTGCTAGGTCTGGTGGCCGCTGTGTCGTCTTTCTGTGCCCTGATTACCCCTGAGCAGTATCAGGCCATGACCACTAATCAAGTGGAAGCGCTCGGCATGGCTCAGGGCATTCTATGGCGTCTGAGTCATTCACGACCTGAGGTGAAGTGATGGCAGTAGGCGGCCGGCTTCAGTGGTACCAAGCTGCACTAGATGAACTACTCCTATCCGTGGATGGACCCCTAGGTATGTACCTCGGACACCTAGCCGAGATCGTAACCCAAGGTGCAAAGCGTAGATGTCCGGTATCCCCGGACGGCTCGCATGGTAGACCTTCAGGCTACACGCGGTCTCAGATTGGATGGGAGATCGGGACAGATTCCTATGGTCCGTATGCCTACGTGATGTCTCCGGCCATGAGTCCTACCGGCTACCCGATCGGTTATGGCCTGGAGATTGGTACTGCACCGCACGTTATCAAGTCTCACGGACTGTATCCGCTGAAGGACAAATACGGTCGCGTATTCGGACAGAAGGTCAACCATCCCGGAACCCTTCCACAGCCGTACCTACGTCCGGCACTCGATGACATTCGGGGTATGTGATGGCTCTGGATGCAAAGGGGATAGTCCGTGACTGGATCAATACCCGTACCTGGGATCTGGTAGGACCCGGTAACCCTCTGGCTAACGGTGCCCACCTGAAGCGGCTCCGGGGTCCGGCTACCGGCGCGTACCTCAGGCTTACCACGATCGGGGGAGGCTCGGCATTGACGGCAGAGAACCCCGTCCACCGAGCCCGGCTATCCGCCACGATCTACGCCGCTTCACAGGGTGCCGCTGATAACGCCGCTGTGGCGTATGCATCCCTACTGGAGACCTTCATAGGGAAGCCGGTTCCCATGGGTGATTACCGGTGTCTGATTGTGGATAACCTCAGCGGACCCGTTCAGATAGACGATTCCGAATCCACTAAAGAGCAGTATCGGTGTCTGGTAGACGCTGATTTCTATCTGACCGTTTAGGACGGTCGGGAAGGTATCCCCCATGCCCGCTATCACAGTCAATATCGGATCCATTGCTCTCGGACCGGGGTTCCTCTACTGGGCTCCACTACTGACATCACTCCCGACCAACACCGTTGCCGGCTCGGTGTTCACGGACGTGTGGCCTGGAGCGTGGCTGCCGTTCGGTGCCACGGATGACGGCTCGGAATTCTCATTCAAGCCGACTACCGAGAACGTGGAAGTCGCAGAGTATAACGATCCCGTCGCCATCGTGTCCACGAGTCGAGAGATCTCCATTACGTTCGCACTCGCCAACGTCAACGCTACGAACCTCAAGCGGGTCCTTAACGGTGGTACGAATACCGTCACGGGATCCGGCGCTACCACCTTGACCGCGTACACTCCCCCGTCTGTCGGTGGTGAGGTTCGTGGCATGGTCGGCTGGGAAGCTCAGGACTCTACCGAGCGTCTCGTGATGGAACAGTGTTTCCAGACCGGGGAAGTCAAGGTGACCCGTAAGAAGGGTGCGGCGAAAGCTACCCTTCCCGTGGAATTCCACGCTGAGGTACCGGCCGGTGGGCAGCCGTTCCGACAGTGGTTCGCTGGCGTGTCCCGAGCCTGATCCATCACATACGTTCACGAATCTTTAGGAGATTCAGAACATGGCACAGGAAGTACAGACGGTAACGTTCTTCAAGGAAGTCGTACCGGATATTGGCTGGACAGGTAGTGACCCGGAGCCGGGCGGGCACATCCTAGGCGAGAGGTTGAACGCCATTGCGGACGCGTACCCTCTCACTCCGGACGAAGCCGCTGAGGAACAGGCGCACGCCTTCCAGGCACAGTCTGAAGGCGTAGATGTCACGGACAATGTGACCGCCGCATGGGGGAAGTCCTACCCGATCGGGAAAAAGATCGGACTCATGCCGCTGATGCGATTCGCTCATGCTGCGAAAAAGGGCATGGATACGAGCGACATGGAAGCGCTTGCGGCTATCTATGACATGCTGAAGGATTGCATCCACCCGGATCAGTGGGAGCGATTCGAGCTGGAAGCCACAGAAGCATGTGCGGACGCTGAGCAACTCATGCCGATTGTGGGGGACGTTATCGCGATGATTTCGGCACGCCCTACACAGCCGCCTATCGACTCATCGAATGGGCGGAATCCAATTACGCCAGACTCGACGGGTACGCAATCCGACAGGGCTCGGGCAATGGGTCTGGTTCCGGTATCGGAATTGTAGGGTTGAATGCTCGGCAACTCTGTAACCTCGTCTACGCTGTGCTAACCCATGAAGCGGACGAGGATCAGCTAGCGGAGATAGACGCTGAACTGGATGCGCCACTATTCGGGTATGAGATAGCGGCACAGCTCAAAGTAGACCGATTGTTGAAAGGTGGTGTCTAATGGTCGCGCTTGCTACGGCATTTGTGGCCATTAGGCCGGACACTTCACAATTCCAGCGGGATGCCGCTAGGGATCTGGGCTCGGCCGGACAATCGGCCGGTACCCAATTCGGTACCTCGTTCACGCGCGAGTCCGGTACCCGGATGCGTCAAGGCCATACCCAAACGAATACAGACCTGAGCCGGCAAAGCGAGGAAGGTGGACGAACCTCAGGACGCCGGTTCGGTTCCGGCTTCAGTGGCGGGATGGGGAACATAGGTAAGACGGTCGGTGCCGCTTTCGCCGGCGCGGCATTGGCTCAGGGGCTCTCGGCTGCCCTGGACCTTACGGCTGCCACAGCGAAACTGAAGGCTCAGCTAGGTCTAACTCAGGTCGAGTCACAGCGCATAGGTAGCGTGGCCGGCAAACTGTACGCCGGCGCGTATGGCGAAAGCATGTCCGAAGTCAATGACGCTATTTCATCTGTGGTCCAGAACATGGATGGTTTGCGTGGCGCATCTTCAGCGGCACTGCAAGAGACCACAGCGCGTGCTATCACTGTCGGTCAAGTGCTCGGGGAAGATGTGGGAGCGGTCACCACATCCGTTAGTCAGATCATGCGTACCGGACTTGCGAAGAGTAGCAAGGAAGCCTTTGATATCATCACGTTCGGTGCTCAGCACGGGGCGCACTCGTCACAGGACTTGCTAGACACGTTCAAAGAATACGGCACTCAGTTCCGTAAATTGGGTTTGGATGGACAGACCGCACTAGGTCTGATTCAACAGGGTTTGCAGGGTGGCGCGCGTGACTCGGATCTGGTAGCGGACTCCATTAAGGAATTCAGCATCCGAGCCGTTGACGGATCTAAGCTAACCTCTCAGGGATTCAAGTCCCTTGGGTTGGATGCTAAGGCCATGGCTGAACAAATCGGCGGTGGCGGTAAGGGTGCGTCCATTGGACTGCAATCCGTCCTGGACAAACTACGTGGTATTAAGGACCCGATCAAGCAAGCGCAGATAGCCACGTCACTATTCGGTACCCAAGCTGAGGACATGGGTAAGGCACTCTTCAGCCTGAATCCGTCTACGGCTATCAGCTCCCTAGGCAAACTGGCCGGCGCTACGGATGCCGCTGGTAAGGCTCTCGGGGAGACACCTCAGGCTAAGTTCACGGCATTCAAACGTGGCCTGGAATTGAACCTGACTACGTTCATATCAGAGAAGGTTATCCCGGTACTCTCGTGGTTTGGTAGCGCGCTCGGGACCGCTTTCGGTTTCCTCTCCAGCTCCGGTACCGGAGCGAGCATCCTACGCGGCGCATTGCTCGGGGCTGTGACGGCTATCGTACTCGTGACGGCTGCCACAAAACTATGGTCAATCTATCAAACAGTCCTGAACGTGGCCATGGATGCCAACCCTATCGGGCTGATTGTCATTGCCATAGCGGCTCTGGTGGGAGCTGTGATCCTTGCCTACCAGCACAGTAAGACATTCCGAGATATCGTCCAAGGTGCATGGTCCGGGATCCAAGCGGCTGCCACAGCCGCATGGGCTTTCCTAAAGCCCATCTTCCAGGGTATCTATACGTTCGTCACTGTGAACATGATCCCTGTTTGGAGTCTGTTTGCCGCGTATTTCAAACTGGTTTGGAAAGTCGTATCAACTGAGCTGAAGATAGCTTGGATAGTCATCCAGATCATTTTCAAAGCCATTGTGTTCTACGTGACGAATTTCATTATTCCCGGATTCAAACTTCTGTGGTCTGCAGTCAAATTGATCTGGTCTGGAATTAAGGTAGCTATCTCGGTTGCATGGGCAGCTATCAAAATCATCTGGAAAGCCATCCAGGTTTACATTGACGTTTTGAAATTCGCCTTCCAGGTATGGTGGGCTCTGATCAAATTCGTCTGGGGTGGCATCCGGATAGCCATATCAGCGGCTTGGAATTTCATCAAACCAATTTTCACCGCAATCAAAAACACACTGGCTACCGTTCTTGGTCCTGCGTTCAGCGCCATAAAGACGGTTATCAGTGTCGTATGGGGAGCTATAAAGCTTGCCATATCCTCAGCGTGGTCCAGTATCAAGGTCACTTTCAACGCGCTAAAGACCGGCGTCAATGCAATCAAGACGGCTTTCTCCATTGCCATGGATGCTATCAAATCCATCTGGAATGGACTGAAGGCTGCCACGAAAGCGCCGGTATCGTTTGTCGTCAATACGGTCTATATGAACGGCATCCGGCGCGTGTGGGAAGGTGTCCGGGGCGTAGTGCCTGGACTCCCCGCACTCCCGAGTGTCAAGTTTGCCGCCGGCGGTATCTTCCCCGGATACTCACCTGGATACGACAACCTAGCGGTTCCCATGGCGGCATTCTCTGGTGGGGAAGGTGTGCTCCGGCCTGAGGTTACTAAGGCCATCGGACCCCGATTCATTTACGGATCCAATAAGGCAGCCATGTCCGGTGGTGTCGGGGGAGTGCTGAAGTTCCTCGGAGGATTCGGGGATCCGGGAGGTACCGGGATACCCGGCTACGCTACCGGTGGTATCGTTCAGCGGTTCTCTGGTGGTGGCATTCTCGGATCCATTAAGAATGTCCTGTCTAAACCAGTGAACATCGTGAAACATCTCGGAAGCACCATCATTTCCAAGGGTGTTGACTTTTTCGCGAAACAGATTCTAGACCCGATTACGAATCAGATCCCCCACGGGGGAGCGCCGTGGATGTCTGCCCTTTCCTACATGCCTGAGCAGATGATTAAGGGATTCCTGAACTTCATTAAGACAACGGTTTCCCCGAAGATATTCGGGGGAGCTAGCTCCGTTGTCAGTGCGGCTCGGAAGTGGCTAGGGACCCCGTACTCATGGGGCGGTGGCGGTCCCGCTGGACCGTCTTACGGCATCGCTCAGGGAGCCCATACCCTAGGGTTTGACTGTTCCGGCCTTACTGAGAACGCGTGGTGGAACGGCGACCATATAGATATCGGTGGCACTACGGTGCCGCAGTGGTCTAACTCGTCCCCGATCGGTGGGCCCAAAGCCGGCGCTCTCGCCTTCCCAAGCGGTCCCGGTGTTCACGTCATGCTCGGTTCGGATAAGCCGGGATATGTCATCCAGGCACCCCATACCGGCGCGTATGTAGAGGAAGTCAAACGGTCGTCTGGTAACTGGCGGTGGCCTAAGTCTGCGAAATTCGACAGTGGCGGATTCCTGGAACGTGGGATATTCAACGGCACGTCAGACCCCGAGCCCGTTCTGACTGGTCAACAGTGGAGTGACATTCACACGCTAGCCTCTCGGGGTTCCCAACCTCAGCAAATCGGACCGTTCAATGTGACTGGACTTCCGACCATGCCGTCAGAGAAACAGATCACTAATGCGGTAGACCGCGCGTTGACGCTTAACGGGAAGTGGTGACCCATGCCCGCTGTCACTACGATCACGGATCCCTTCGGGGTTGACTGGCCGCTGGATGGTTCAGATGGGCTGTGGGAAGGTGCGGGTAAGAAAGGTTTCCACGGGGTTCTCTATCAGCACTACCGGGATGAGAGCCCGTTTGTACCCGGTGCCTTCTGGCGTGGGGTCCGAGCACTCTCCCGAGAGCTACTGATCCCTGTAGTCATCCGGAACGTGGATCGGGATCAGTTGCTCGCCACACGTCGCGCCCTCGCTAAAGCCGTGTCCCCCATCCACGGGGAGTGCATTCTTACCAGCGCATGGCCGGACGGTTCCGTGAGACGGATTCGGGCTCGGTACGTGGACGGTATGGACGCCGGCCTTCAGGGTCCAGGCGAGTACGGCATAACCGTCATGAAATACAGCATGAGGTTCATAGCGGATGACCCGTATATGTTCGGGGACTCACTTGACACTACCTGGTCTCTAGCGGCTCAGACCCGTACTGAGCTACCGATCCCCGGAGCGGATACGTTCTATGAAGTGGTGTCCTCACCACTCCTGACGAGTAACACACCGGGTACGCCGCTGAACAGTAACACAGGCTTTGAAGTCAACACAGCTAACTGGACCGGTAATGGCGGCACCCTTTCCCGAGATACCGCCACATTCAAAAACGGAGTAGCTTCAGCGAAGCTGATCCCGGACGGGGTGTCAGCCAATGGCCGGATAGACTCGGACCGGTATGCCGTGACTCCCGGCATTCCGTATGTGGCTTCAGGGTGGCTCGCCTGTGCAACGTCCCGGTTCCTGAATCTAGATGTGAACTGGTACGATGCTGGTGGCGCGTATATCTCCACTTCCAGTAGTGGCATTGGCGTGACGGCTAACGTGTTCACCTACCTGTCTGAGGTAGTAACATCCCCCGTTAATGCCGTAGCGGCAACCATCATCCCGACCGTTGCCAGTACGCCACCGGCAACAGACATCCTGTGGGCAGATGATGTGATCCTGAGCCGCGCCGGCGGTGTATCCCTCACTAACCCCGGTGACGTGGACACGTACCCGGAATGGGCATTCAGCGGTCCTTTTACTTCCATTATCGCCACGAATAACATAACCGGTAAAACGTACACCATCATCCATACGGCTGCCACAACCGCTAACAGTCTGTACCTGAATACCGATCCGGGTAACTCGTATCTCGTGGATGAGAGCGGCATTAACCGGTGGGATAAGTTGGTAGGTGGATATCAGCTATGGCCCATGGTGTCAGGGGATAACCCCGTGAACCTGGTCATGACCGGAGTAGATACCAATTCAGCGGCTACCTTGTCATTCAATCCACTTTATGAGGCAGACTAATGAGCGTGTTTGCGTCCCTTCAGGAAGCTACCGAGCCCGGTCCCGGTGAGGGTAGGCAGCTAGCCAAGATGACCGCACACCACACCATGTCGGTATTCCTCAGCGCGCCGGCCATTACGTGTGTGGTGTATCTGGAAGGCTCCCACGATGGGGACAACTGGATGCGGATTGCGACCATGGCTAGCTACCTCGGAGGGTTCACCGGGACACAACCGACCGGCGGACTCATGGCCTGGATACGTGCGAACCTCGCTGAACTGAACGGGGAAGGCGTTACGGTAACGGCGACCATAGCTAGTGCGGATGACATATGAGCATCCCCACAGCGGGCGCGCCTTACCAGATCCTTGTCAGGAATGCAGCGCGACGCCGCGTAGGCGAAGTAACCCGATTGACCGCGCTTACCTTGACTCCGGTGTTCAATGGCGTTGGGGGTTTCTCTATCACCCTGCCGGCGGATGACCCTAAATCGTCTCTGCTCTCTCCCGGTGGATGGCTTCAGTTCCTCTCGGAGGATTCCGAGATCACGTCAGGGCAGATACGCGGTATCAAGCTGATCAAGGATGATAGCAATCCTTTCTCGGGAACCTTCACTATCTACGGGCCCACATCCGAGCAAGTGATAGCGGATAGGCTCGCTTTCCCAGTCCCCACCCTGCCGGCTGCCATCCAGTCCGGAGCTGAGTACGACATACGCTCGGGAGCCGCTGAGACGGTTATCAAAGGGTACGTCAGTGCCAATACCAAACCTAGTGCCGGAGCCGGATTCCCCAGGAGCACGGCTGGACTCATCATTGAACCGGACCTAGGTCGCGGGGATCCCGTCTCGGCTAGTGCTCGGATGAATAACCTACTGGACCTGATCACTACATTGGCACAGTCTGTAGGGCTCGGATTTCGGGTGTCATTCAATACCTTGGATCAACTCGTCTTCAGTGTGTACGAACCTACCGACCGATCAGGCTCGGCTAAATTTGGTACTGAGCTAGGGAACCTGGTTTCTTTTGAACAGACCACCGAAGCGGCTAAAACCAATGTGGCGATAGTCGGGGGAAGCGGTTCGGGAACCGCGCGAGTGTTCCGAGAGGTAGCCGATACGCCTTCACAAACGGCATGGGCTAACCGGACTGAATCGTTTGTGGACCAACAGGACACCGCTACCACTACGGAACTAGATCAGGCCGGCGTGTCGGAACTGGTCACTAACGGACCTATATCCGGTGTGACAATCAAGACTATTGACACACCTAAACTGAGGTTCTCCCGTGATTACTTCCTTGGGGATGTGGTGTCCATCCCGGAAGCCAACGTAACGGATGTGCTCCGGACTCTCACCATTACCTGGTCTGCAGATGCCGGTCAATCGGTAGAGACCACAGTCGGAACGGCATCCATGACCGGCACTAGAAAGATGATTCAGATGCTCGCTTTGCTTAATGCCAAGGTGTCGCTACTCCAGACGAATACGTGAGGTACCGATATGGCTACTGAAACCGCTGTGCCGTTTGTGGGCTCCCCTATCGCTACGTCCCAACAGTACCGGGATAGGTATTCACTGGTTCAGCCGGACATGATCGATGGCGGTACCGCGCTAGCGGTCACTAACTCCGCTAACACAGCCGTGTCCATCGCCAATGGTGGCGCTATCATCCAGGCCGCTCGGTACGATCTCACGGCTGGACCACTCGTACTCGCTGTGGCTACCAATGCGGCCGGCTCTAACCGATTCGATATCGTGTGTCTCACCTACGACGCCACGCATAGTCCGGTGGTGTACCTGAGGATCGTTCAGGGTACCGCCGGAGCCGGACTCCCCGCATTGACCAATAGTGCATCCGGGGTATGGGACTTCCCCATCGCGCATTACGAAAAGCAAACCGGAACCAATCTCATTATCAACATCCGTGACCGGCGTAAGTTTGCGGATGGCGCTGGACAGACGGTTGGACTGGATGACACTACCGGCACGCTCGGTGTTGGATGGTTCCCGCCGGCACCACGTATCGGTCAAGTGCAAAGGTTCTGGCCTTCAGGTAATTCGTATGTGTGGGATGGAACCGCGTGGTCTGTCAATGCCGTCACTCTATGGCACTCGGCAGACCAGACCGTGAACAACAATGCGACCCTGGTAAACATCACGGGGCTATCCGCGCCACTAGCGGCAACGGGCAAATACGTATTTGAGTCATTCATTGTGTACGACTCTGTGACGAACGTTCCGGATATGAAGATAGCCGTGAACTGTCCGGCTGCCGCCACCATGCACTGGGTTCCTAATGGGTTGGACCCCACTTCCACTACGCGCGTAGGTGCCATAGATTTCCGTGACGCGCTCGGAGCTGGATTCTTCACTACGGGAACCACTGGGGGATCTCTTCAGACAATCATCTCGCCTAAGGGGATAGTCCGTACCGGTGGCACGGCCGGCACACTTGACATGCAATTCGCACAGTCCACGGCGACTGCCGAGAATACCGTGCTACGCGCTGACTCGTATATGCGCGTTACTCGGATAGGGTGACGTTCAGCTAGCACGCATGATGTTGTCTGGAGAGGGTTAAGTGTGGACTACCGCGCCGGTATGGATGCGAATAGCGAGGGACGCGCTATGCCTATGCGTAGGGTTGGGAGGGATAGTGTACCTGGCACTTACCGATTCCACGAACGCATTCAGTTGGACGGTAATGGTGAGTCTGACCGGGGTTCCCGGCATATCGTCGGCGGTGGCTCTCCTGATAGGACGCTCCCAACCTGGTATTACGGAGGAATCCTCACAGCCATCGGATTTGTCCTCTTGATCGTGACACTCATTTACTCGGGTAGGTACCACTAATGGCAAAGGAAATATCAGGGAGACTGATTGCGTACCTACTCATCATGTCCTGTGCCGCGCCGGCACTGATAGGCATCTTCGGAGTGCTCTACACGAGTTACGCTATTCGGCAGAGTAACCAGAAGATGTGCCACGTTCTGAACACGATCTATAATCCGGCTCCGGTCCAGAACACTCCGGCCAATCCAAGGGGGCTGCAGTTCCAGAAGGATTTGCAACAGCTCCGGCTAGACTACAGATGTGAGGGCAAGTGACCACGTTCGGTCTGGACTACGCTTATGGGCAGCCAAGCGTAAAGACCATGAAGGCGACCAAGGATAGCGCCGGACGAGCCGTCACGTTCGTCTGCCGGTATCTCTCCCACAGCGCTGGAAAGAACCTCACGCGCAAAGAGGCAGACACCCTGACCGCCGGCGGTATCTGGATGGCTGTGGTATGGGAAACCACAGCCGATCGGGCTCTGTCCGGTAAGGCCGGAGGTATCGCGGACGCAAAGGAAGCGCTCCGGCAAGCTACCGTGTGTGGAATGCCGGATGACCGTCCCATCTATTTCGCTGTGGATTGGGACGCGTCCGCTTCACAGCAGAGCGCCATTAACCAGTACCTCATCGGATGTGCATCCGTGCTCGGGGTTGACCGCGTAGGACTGTACGCGGGATATGGTCCCATCACGCGCGCTTTCTCTGCAGGGGTCATTGCATGGGGGTGGCAGACTTACGCGTGGTCCGGTGGGGAGCTGAGCACTAAGGCGCAGCTTTACCAGTACTCTAACGGGCACACAGTCGGGGGAATCGGCTGTGACTACAATCACGGACTACACGACGATTTCGGGCAATGGAAAGTGGGCGAATCATTCATGGCTATCAGTGATGCCGACGCGCTGAAGATCGCGAAAGCGGTATGGGGAACGGACAACATCATCCCGGCTGCCGACAGTGGCGCGAATCCGGCTAATGCGTTCTGGGCTCCCTCGTTCCACGTCTCGGACATGGGCACTCGGGTCCGAGCGCTTCAGAAGGCTCTCACGGGCTCGTCCGGCTCGGTGGACACGTCCGCTGTGGTAGCCGGTGTTCTGGCCGGACTGAATCCCACAGCGCTAGCGGATGCCATCGCTACGCAGATGGGACCGGACGTAGCGGCAAGCGTCCTGGATGCGCTGAAGGCTCGTCTAGAGTCCTGATAGCCATCCCATTAATCATCCTGGATGTTCCAGGTGGAAGGGATCCTCAGATGTCAGCATGGCTCGCACAGCGCGCGAAAGCGCTATCGGCTACGCTCGGAGCGCTGGTTACGGCTCTACTCGCTAACGGAGATCTTTTCGTGAGCAACGTTAATCACTGGTGGCCTATCGTCTCGGCTATCCTCACAGCCGCTCTCGTCTACCGGGTACCGAACCAGGTACCGGCCACGTCCCCCGAGCCGGCGGGTAAGGACGCGTAACCTCAGCTCATGCCGAGAGCCCCGACCGTACGCGGTCGGGGCTCTCTGTTGCGCTCAGGGGATCAGGGTTACTGCCGACTCGGGAACCCACCGGGGATATCCACTCTTCGTGGATCCGTAGCCGTTCTGTGAGTTGGTGTCCTGGACCATGTAACCATCCTGCCGGTACTTCCGTTCCGAGCGGATGATGGTAGCGGTTCCGAAACCCACCTTGACTAGCGTGCCACTTGCGATCTCATTTGCCATGCCTTGATACTGACATCCCGGTGACCTCTTGTCAACCCATCCAGATATCCCACCTGGAATGACGAGAGCCCCGACCGTGGGAACGATCGGGGCTCGGGTGCCAGCAGGTCATATCCAGGAAGTTCCATCACCGCGCGTCATGCACTCACCACCTTTGTATGCCGGAGATCCCGCACCATTGATTTCATCATACGGGCTCTCGCCTGATCCGGGTACCTAGCGTGAGGGGAACATCACCCTTACGCCAGAGAGCCCGGACCCTGATCGGGTCCGGGCTCTCACTGATCGGCTGTGCCCGTGCGTTGTGCCCGCACTCGCACCGATCATGTCTTACGGGTTGACAACGGCGACCTTACCGGACTTCCCGGAAGTAGCGGAAGCGGTAGCCGCCGGAGCCTGGAAAGGGTCCGTGACCGGAGCCGGCGCGGCCGGCGCGTCCGAAGCCTGAGCCGAAACGGTAGCGGGGGCATCCTCAGCGGGCTTGTCCGTTGCCAGGAACACAACCCACACATCCGTACCGGGAGTGACCTTGGGGGCAACGGTCTCTCCGGTGGCCTTGACCCTGGTCGGCTTCAGGTCCTTCAGCGGGATGACATCATCGGTGCTAGCGGTCCCCGGTGACTTGCTCAGAACCTGGACCGTGACACTCCAGCCGTGACGGGTGGCCGCACGACGGATCAGACGCTCGGCATCCGGCGCGTCCTTGGCGCTCATGGGGAGTGCCTGAGCCTTGCCGGCGCTGTGGGAGAGGGAGAGGTGACCCTCCAGTGGGTTCGTGTTCGGCTGCCGTCCGCGTGCCGACTTCAGGATCTCGGCGGGCTCCGGCTTAGCCTCTGCGAGCCAGTTCAGATCTTCCATGATTCGTTCCTCCGTTTGTACCGCTGATTTGACTGCCTAGTTCGATTACCTGAACAGTACCCCATGATTAGACCTTAGGCAACACCGTGCCGACTAGTTCAGCGATGATGCCCACTACGAACACCGGAACCATCACCCAACGCTCAAACGGTCCGTTCGTCCTGAACAAACCTAGTTTGAAATTACGCTGATCAACCGGCCAGAGGATCGGGCATCCCTGAAGAGTGACCACGTCCCCGAGCACATGCACGAGGCACCCGAGTACCAGCGCCGGCGGTACGATCCCGAGCGGTACGTGTGTGAAGGACACGATCCAGATCACTACCGGGATAGGTGCCAGATCATCCAGCCATCCCGGTATCCCGAGTAGCCGAATCGGTCCAGCGAACGTAAGTACCATCACGCCGCACAGGAACACCTGAGCCATGAAGCCGGTCCGGTACGTGACTGCCGTCTGTGCTAGTACCCCGAGCACAGCGATACCGAGAATCGAGTGTGTACCTCTCCGGTGTCCCCCGGTAAGAGCGCTCATGATCCAACAGAATGCGCGCGTGATCGGTCCGAAGGAATTGGACACCGTTGATCTAGGGTGATCAATGTCCGGGAGGAGTGCCGCTCCGGTACAGACGGCTACGCCGGCACACGCTTCAGGTACCGGCATGTGTACCAGGTACGCGGCAACACCGATCCCCACAGCGGCTCCCGAGAGCGCGTGTGATCTCCCCATCATGGGAGCGTCATCGGTTCCAGTGACCAGAACAGGATCACAGCCGGAGTGTCTTCAGGCATCCCCATGTCCACCAGGACTACCGATCTCAGGTGATCTAGGATCTCCGCTCGGCTCCGGGAGGATGTCTCCGCAATGGGCATGACGTAGTTACGCGTAACGGTCTGAGTATCCATGCCGGTATGGCTGTACTGGAGAGTGATCACCGCGTGGTACTCGGTCACGGGAACCGCGTACCTGATCTCACCACGTGCCACCCTTCCCGCCCATTCCAGGATGATGCCTTCTACGGGACGTTCATCCCCCGAGAGACCAGGCATGAGATCGAGTAGGCCGCCTACCAGACGGTTATACCGTTTTTGTACCTCCCTAAGTTCCACTAGTTCCTGTGCCTGGTACTCGATTCGTGAATCTCTGCCGTCCGGTGCCATGTGCTCTCCGTTCCGGTTCCGAATCGGAACCTACTTACGTTCCCTTGATCGTTACCACTCTGGTACACAGTGGTACGCATCTAAGCTTGACAGTTAGTCAGCGGTACGTCAAGCTTGGTATATGGCACACGACATGGAACCGTTCCGGAAAAACGTACCGGACACGTACCCCGAGCCTCACGGCGAGTGGTACGCGGCTCAGGTAGCGGACGTGCCTTCATGGATGGAAGCTCGTCCCACGTACCACGCTGATGACAAGATCGGGAAGGTGTGGTCTGACGTGATGGTCTGGCCGCGCCGGCTCGCTATCGCGTTCCTATGGATCACAGATGTCTGGTGGAAGTCCGGGATAGCCGTCCTGATCGTGGTCATCCTCACTCTGATGTACCAGCATCGCTAACGTGCCAGAACGGCACAAGGAAGGAACGTCATGCAAGTAGGCCGGATTTCTCGCAACATCACACGCGGGATAACCGTAGGGATCATGGCAGCCGGCGTCACGACTGCCACAGCGGTAGGGTTCGCACAGTCCTACGCCGGTCTCTACGGTTGGGCCGGCGAACACAAGCTCTCCGGCTGGAAGGCGCAAAGTTTCCCGCTACTGGTGGACGTATTCATCCTGGTAGGGGAGCTAGGTCTGTTCCTTCTGGCGCTGGATGGTTTCCGACTCCAGGCTAAGAAAGTGCTCTCGTGGACAGATCTCTTGATCCCAGCCGCTGTGGCATCCGCTGGTTGGGGAGTCTCCCTCGTGTTCAACATTGGGCACGTAGAGAACGCGTCACGCGGTGACCAGTTCACAGCCGGGATTCCCCCGATCACTGCCATGATCGGGCTCTTCGTTCTGTTCCGTACCATCCATCGCTACATGGCAGCCTCTGATCGGAAGGCGAACCAGTCCGGTACGGAGCTGGACATCATGGCTCCGGTGTTCGTGCCAGTGAACGGGGTACCGGCACAGAGCCCCGTACCAGCACTGGCACAGCCGGTCGTGCCAGCGGTGACCACTCCGGCACCGAGCCCTATACCGGCGGTACAGCCTCCCGTACCAGCACTGGCACAGCTACAGCCTCTCGTGCCGGCTCCGAGCACAGAAGCCGTACCGACAGCCGTACCGGCTGACGTACCGGCACAGGATCCGGGTACGAACCAGGTACCGGAGCGTGCCAATGGAACGCCGGCCGGTACGTGGCCGGTACACCACGCGGAATGGAA